AAGTACATTATTGGACATTCCATGTATCTGAAAATTCTTTATTTGATGATATCTTAAAGCAAGGGGTTCATAGAATACCTAGATTATGGTTAAATGAATTTTCACAAAGACAATTAAAATTATTACTTGATACTTTAATGCAAGGTGATGGGACAGTAAATAGAAAAACTTATCATACACATAGTTTAGGTTTAGCACAAGATGTTCAAGAATTAGCTCATAAATTGGGTATAAAAACATCTATAAAAGAGCAATCCAGAACGTATAAAGGTAAACCATATGTAATGTATGCCTGTTATCTAATGAAAGATGATTTTTCAAGAATAAACAAGATACAAAAATATTTGTATACGGGTAACGTTTGGTGTGTAAATGTTAATAATGGTTTTATTGTTACTAGATGTGATAATAAGATAGCTGTAACAGGTAATTGTGATTCATTAGGATTAGCTGTATATGGTACTAGAAAACAAGTTGAACTAGTTAAAATTGAGGTACAAAATAAAAATCCAATAAGACAAAATATAAGAGCAACAGGTAACTATAAAAGGAAAAATAGATTAACCGCTAGAAGGAGGTAATTAAATTTGGGAGTAAATGCAGATAATTATTATAACTTTAGTAAAAATATAGATTCAAACGCATTATTTTTAACACCTTTAATGAAAGAGAATTTAAGTGATGAAGATATTGCTAGGTTACAAAATTACAAATTATATTGGGATTTTTATGACGGTTATCATTGGGACAGCATACCAGATGAAGATAAGCCACAAGTAACTGAAAATTATTGTAGAGCTTTTGTTAATAAGTTTGTAGCTTTTGAATTAAGTAAGGGATTTAATATAAAAGTTAATTCAGAGGATATAGATAGTGATATAGATGCAGAAGTAAAAACTCCAATAACAGATTTTTTAAATGAAGTCTGGAAAGATAATAAAAAGTTAAAATTTTGTGTAAACTTAGGACAAGAAAAATCAATAACAGGTAATGGGTGGATTCAGATAAAGTATGAAGCACCAGGAGATTTTGATGACCCTTTTAATGAACATCCTAAAGGAAGAATTGGGGTAAGAGCCATACCTTCAATGGTTGTTTTTCCAGAATATGACCCACATGACACAGAAAAGTTAGTTAAAGTAACAATAATGTATCCTATAAATGTGGAACAACCTAGAATGTTTAATATTGGTAGTCCTAAATTAACACAAGTAATCTATAAGCAAGTTTATACTAAAGATAGAATACAGGTTATACAGGATGATGTAACTTTAGTTGATATACCTAATAAATATAAGGTTATCCCCTTTGTTCATATTGCTAACTTTCCAGAGATAGGTAAAACAGAAGGACTTTCAGATTTAACAGATGTAGTTCCTTTGAATGTAGAATTAAATTTAAAAAAGAGTGATATATCTGAAATAATTGATTACTATTCAGCACCAGTAACAGTTGTTTATGGAGCAAGTATAGAAAACCTTCAAAGGGGTGCTAATAAAATTTGGGGTGGATTACCCAAAGACGGAAAGATAGAAAATTTGGAGTTAAAGAGTGATTTAGTAGCTGCTAATAACTATGTAGATGCTTTAAAACAAACAATGCATGAAGTAAGTAATGTACCTTCAGGAGCATTGGGGGGAGAACAAGCAATAAGTAATACTTCGGGAGTAGCTTTACAATTTGTGAATATGCCTTTAATAGATAGAACAAGAATAAAAAGAATGTGTACAGAAGAAGGACTTGAACTAACTAACAAGATAATATTGCTTATGGGTAAAATGGAGAATTTAATAACAATGCCTAAAGATATGACACCTAAAGATTTTTATAGTAATGAAGTTTCATTTCCTGATACTTTACCTAAGGATACTTTAATAGAATTACAGGAGATACAAATGGAAATGAAACAAGGACTAGAAAATAGAATTGGTGCTATGCAGAGATTAGGTAAAGAAAATATACCTAAATATATTAAAGCAATAGATAAAGATATGGAAGAGCATCCTTTAGTTTATGGTATTAATCCTGTACAAGCTAATAATGTAAAGAATGTTGAAGATTATCCTGGTGGTAGTAATTCCACTAATAATACAACACAACCTGGAGGTAATTTAAATTCGGGTTTAACTAATGGAACAACACCTATAGAACAAGTTAGAAAAGAAATAACAGGACAGAATATGGGACTAGGAAAAAAGTAAATAAAGCATACTATTAAAATTAATTTAAGTATGCTATAGTAATTATAGGATAAAAAATTAGGAGGTAGAAATTAATGATTTCAAAAAAATTAGGTTTTATAGTAAAAATTAATGCATTTTTAAACAAGGTAAAGTCACACTTTTTTATAACTGCTTATGCAGATGAAAAAGATGATAAGATTAAGGAACTTGAAAATCAATTAAAGGAGCAACAAGAAAAAGATAAAAATAAAACGGTAGAGCAACTTCAAAAAGAATTAAAGGAACTAAAAGAGCAACAGGAAAAAGAAAATAAAGGAAAGTTTGATGCCAGTAGCATTGCAGATTTATTAACTAAGGCTAGAAAGGATGAAAGAGAAAAGCTTTATCCTAAGATAGACAAACTTGAAAAAGAGTTAAAGGAACTTAAAGAAAAGAAACCAGATAATAATAAGGATAAAGATAAGGATTCTGAAATAGCTAAACTTCAAGAAGAAATTGCAAAACTTCAAAAAGGGGACAGTAAATCTGAAACTAATACTACTCCAGAAATAGATGTAGAAAAGATTCAGAAAGAAATAGCTAAAAAGATAGAGAAACAGAATAAAGATTCTGAAGCTAAAGTTCAAAAAGTAATAGATGCTTATGAAGTTAAACTTTATCGTTCTCAAAAAATTAATGAATTACAGGCTGAAGGTAAAGGCTGTATACCAGAGTTAATTATGGGAGAAACAAAAGAGGAAATTGATGCTTCAATAGAATTATCCACAAAACGCTATGAAGATATAGCAGGTTCAGTGGTTAAAAAAGAAAGTGCAAAAGTTCCTTTTGCTAGTCCTAATTTAGCACAACTTACTGGTTCAATGGGTTCTTTAGCCAATATGAGTGAAGAACAAATTAGAAATATGTCTCCAGAAGAATGGAGCAAAGCTAGAGCAAAAATGGGATTAAAATAATTAAGGAGGAATAGAAACATATGAATAAGAAAAGACAGATATTTAATAAACTTAGGAACTTTACATTAAGTTCAATACTAAAGAAAATAAGAGCAAATTTTTTTATTACTGCTTATGCAGATAATACTATGGCAACAGCAATAGGTACTGGAGCAGGAACAGCAGCAACAATGCAACCATTACCAAATGCTTTAAGAGTAGTTTACTCAAAGGATATAGAGTATAAAGCTCTACCACAAATGAAATTTAGACAATTTGCAACCTTAAAAACAGATTTAACAGTTACACCAGGTAGAACTATTGAAATGTTAACTTATGATAACTTAAAGAGGGGTGGAAAACTTACAGAAGGTATTCATATGCAGACACAAGGTATGAATGATTCTGCAAAAGATATTACAGTTTATGAATATGGTAATGCTGTAGCTCAATCTTTCTTGTTAATGCAAACATCATGGGATAACACCATGAATGAAGCAACTACTCTTTTATCAAGAGATTATGCAATTACTCTTGATTGTGAATTAAGGGACGCTGCTTTATCTGGAACAAATGTTATCTATGCTAGAAATACAAGTACAGGAAATACAACTGCTTCTCGTTCTGCCATTACTGCTCAATGTGGTATGAATGTGGCTACAATAAAAGATGCTGTAGAAGTATTAAGTACTAATAATGCTCCAAAGTATCAAGGATTGTATTGGATTTGTTTTGTACATCCACATCAATCAAGGGTATTAAGAGATGACCCTGCATGGATAGAAGCATCTAAGTATGGTAAGCCTGACCAACTCTTTACTGGTGAAATTGGAATGATAGATGATGTTAAATTCATTGAAACTACTATTATGAGTAATGGTGGAGTTGGAGAAGATGACCCAGGATATAATGCTGACCTTAAAGCAGGTGCAGGTTCACCAGTTAATCAAGTAAATATTTATCAGGCTATCCTTTTTGGTGATGTTTTCTTTGGACTAGCTACAGCTTATCCAGTTGAAATGAGACATAGCGGAATAGTTGATTTCGGAAGAGAGATTGGACTTGCATGGTACGGAATATTTGGTACTGGAATTTTGCATGATGACTATGGAATTAGAATTGAGACAGCGTAAAATTGAGGTGGTGAATTAATTATGCTAAAGATGCAGGATGTTTACAATATAGTGGATAATCCACAGAAAGTATATAGAGAATTTGATGTGCTAAGAAGTGCAATAAAAGAAGATTTTAAAGTTGTTATTGAACCAGTTACTTTTAGTAATTTAAAAGTTGCTACAGCTAACTTAGGTGGAGTTCAAAAAATAGTAACTTTTGATTTAGTTAACTCCAATGGATTTATACATGATTGGTATTCTGGTGCTATGACAATAACAGCAACTAAAAGTTCAGTAGCAGGAACAGTTTCCATTGGGAGTACAAGTTTAGTAGATGGAAAAGTTGCTGTACAAGTAACCTTGGGTGGAACATGGGTGGCTAATGATACATTTACATTAACTATTACACCACCAACAGTTAAAGGTGTTACTGCAACAGTACCAGTAACTACAGATGTAACCACAATAATAGCTTAATAAGTTTATGGGAGGGAATAAATGCCCTCCTTATTAAAAATAAAACAGAAAAATAATGTAAATTTAGGAGGTAATTTAATATGGCAGGATTAAAACCAGTAGGTAATAATAAAAATGATAATAAAGGTAATACTGAAACACCAGTAGAACAACCTAAAGTTGAAGGGGAAGTAATAGAACAAAAACCAGAAGAAGATATTGTTATAAATATAGACGCTAATAAACAGGAGGAAAAACCAAAAGAATCTAAAGTTAAAATGGTTAATGTAACAGCAGCAGTGAATCATAAATGTTATATAGGTGGAAAATGGTATTACTTTACTAAAGGTAAATCACAGGATGTTCCTAAAGAAGTAAAAGACATACTGAATCTATCAAGAGATAGAATATTGATGCCTTAAATGTTAGGAGGTATTCTTTATGGATGCTACAACACTATTAATTAATCAGTTAAAAGATTATTTCGGGTCAGAAGTTTTAGCTGACCCCGAATTTTCATTTGCAGATGCAGATTTAATTAATAAGTTAACAACAGTGGCAGGGAAAGATTTAAGTAGCTTACAACCTTATCAATATGAAGGGGTAATATTAAGAACTGCTAGAGATATTTATTGGAAACTTGCTACAATTAATGCACCTTTATATTCTATAGATGTTGAAAAAACTAAAATATATAAGAATCAAAGATTTGACCATTATTTAGCACTTATTCAGCAATTAGATGTAGAGTATTCCACATATATTTCAAATACACCACAAAGTACAGTACAACAGGGAGAAATATTCATAGATAAATATAATTGTTTAACACAGAGAAATTATGAAAATACACCTGTTCCTAGTCCAATAATTACACTAGATATGATTTATAACAATAAAGTAGAATTAAGTTGGACGAGAAGTATAAGCAGTTTATTTTATGAGTATTTGTTGTTCCTAGATACAAGTTTAATATTTGATAAATATGTAAAGCAGACGGATTATTATAAACGTATTACATCAAGTACAGCTAAATTAATATTTAATAGCTATGATAAATCTCAACATCAATTTAGAATTGAAGATTTAGTACCTGGAACTTTATATCATGTTTTAATAATGGAAAGATTAAAAAATGGAGTAATGGGATTAAACGAAACAACATTTAGTACTCCTGTAATATAAAGTAGGTGATTGTATGAAAGATACCACTCTTGAAGATGTAATGGAAGTATATGAGGAAGTTGGAAATATTCTTCATGTGCTAACTTTACGAAAAGATATAGTTGCACAAGATGATATTTATAACGAATCCAAAGTAAAATCATATACAGAATTTTGTACTTTGTTTACTTTTCCAGAATTAGAACCTAAACCAGAAAGTATAAGTGAAATAGGGTTACAGAAAAAATGTTCTGCAATATTTAAGGTTTGTGCTTTAGACCTTCAAAAAAATAATCTATTAGATGCAGACTTTGTTATGCTAGATGAAGAAAATTTACTTAAATCAGTAGTTCAATTTAAAGGAGCTAATTATTCTATTGTAAATATTGGTCCTAGAAGTGCTTATATGAACGCATTTTTAACTTATGCTTTAGAAGCAACCAAAATAGGTGGTGTTTCTGTATGGAAGGGGGATATGTAATTTGGGGTAGAATTTACTGGTGATTGGGAAAGGTTATTTAAAATTTTTGAAATGCTTAGAACTAGACTTACACCTTTATGTAAAGTAGCTATAATGGATAGTGGTAAATTAGTTTTAGATAAAATAGTAGAACATATAGATAATCAAGATTTAGGATGGAAACCTAAAGCAAAAAATCCTGGTCAACCTTTATATATGGAAACTGGAACATTAAAAAGGGATTTACAAGTAACTAAATTGGGTGAAACAGATAATGGTATTTCTATTTTTATAGGTCCACCTCCCAATGGAATACATGAACCTAGTAGATTACCTTATAAAGAATTAATGGTTTATTTAGAATTTGGAACATCTAAAGCACCTGCTAGACCATTGATTAGACCAACATGGAATGAAATGAAACCTATAATAGAAAAGTATATTAAGCAGTATTTAAGAGATAAATTGAAGTAAGGAGGGGAGAAATAATGGGAAGTGTTTGGCATAGAGAAATAAATAAGGCTTTAATTAGTACTTTAACAGGTATACAATGTATTAATACTTTGGGAGTTAAAACTAATGTACCTATCATTCCCAGGTATCCAGAAAAAGAATATAAAATTGAAACTTTCCCCTCAATTACTTTTGCTCCTATGGATGAACGATTTATGTCTAAGCTATTCTCAGAGCAATTAAGATATGTTTCTAGTGTAGATGCAAATAACATGGGAACGTATGAACAGCAGATAAAACCTTATAGATTTCAATATCAGATTGATTTATGGAGTAATTTTCAATCTGATATGGATGATATGACAATGCAATTTAACGATTTAATTGGAGAACATTCTATACTACCAACTATATCAAATACAGGAGAAACTTATAGTTCTCCTATAGATAGAATTGGAGGAAATACTAGATTAGAAGAACATATTGAGGATACAACTAATCAGAGAATTTTTCATACTATTTATATATATAATATACAGGGGTATATAGATGAAAAACTTGCTGATATAATTAGAGTAGTAACAGAGGTTGTTACAAAGAATACTAATTAAAGGAGGAATAATAAATGACAACTTATCAAAGACCAGATGTTTACATGGAAAGACAAGAAAGTAAACAGGTTACTATAGGTCAAGAAACATCATCATCTACTGGTGCTATAATAGCTAAGTTCAGAAGAGGACCTATAAATAAACCAACTTTAGTTTCTAGTTGGACAGACTTTTTAAACAAGTTTGCTAGAGGTTTGGATACACCATACCTAGCAGACGATTATGGTACTTACAGTGTTTTTGGATTTTTTCAAAATGGAGGTAATTTACTCTATATAGATAGAATAGCAAAGTCGGCTGCAAAAGCAACTATTATGATACCTACTACAAGTGGTGTAAACTATACTGCTGTAGATGAAGGGTCATGGGCGAATACATTATTAAAAGTAGATATAACTGCTAATGCTAAGGATGCAACTTTATTTGATATAAAAGTAACCTTTAATAACAATGTAGTAGAAACTTATATAGGTGTAGGAAATGATGCTACTAAGAGTAACTATTATGGATTAAATATTAATGGTATTAGTAAGTATATTACTATAGAAGAAAATAAAACTATAGCAGTAGGTAATGGAACTCTTGCGGGTGGAACAGATGGAACTGGAGAAACAGATGCAGATTATATAAGTGCTATGAGTGATTTTGATAAAATAACCGATTGTCGAATGATAGCAGTACCAGGTAAAACCACAGCAGCTATTCAAAATGGTTTACTTGCTTATTGTGATTTAAATCAAAGAATGTACCCAATATTAGATTCAGTTAATGATGCAGATTCAGAAGCAGTAATTACAGCTAGACAAGCATTGTCAGCAGATACAGGTGGTATAAAAGATGCATGGATTTATGTAGCTGACCCAATATCACCTGTAGGAAAGTTAAAAGCTGTCCCTGGTAGTGGTCATGCTATGGGAATAATGGCAAGAACTGATGCTGCTAGAAATGTAAATAAAGCAGCAGCAGGAACAGAAGCTATAATTAGAGGTGCAGTTTCTTTAGTAAATGAGAGAACTGACCCAGAAATAGGACTTTTAAATATGGCAGATATACAATGTGCTAGAGTTATACCAGGTATTGGTATAGTAATGTGGGGAGCTAGGAGTTTAAATGATGCAGACCCTAAGCTGAAGTATGAAACAGATATAAGATATAGAATAATGGTAGAACAATCATTAAAGAAAGGAACTTTATTTGCTTGTTTTGAACCTTCTGATACTATTCTATGGAATAAGTTAGATACTTCTGTTAGAACATTTTTAAATGAAAGATATTTAGCAGGAGAATTAAAAGGTACAAAACCAGAAGAAGCATATTATGTTAAATGTGATGCAGAATTAAATACAGAAGAAGTACAAGATTCTGGACGAGTATTATGCGAATATGGTTATGCTAATAAGAAACCAGGAGAATTTATTGTATTGACACTTGTTCAAATGACAGCTAGTACATCAACTAGTAATTCTTAATAAGGAGGTAATAAAACATGGATAATATACTAAAAGTAATTAAGAATAAAATAGAAATTCCACATATTATAATTCCTGCAAGTGCTATGGGTAGAAGTAGAAAAGATGACCCATTACAGAAATTTAAATTTTTAATTTCTATACCAGGTTTGCCTGCAGGAATGGGTTTTAGTAAATGTTCTGGATTAAAGAGAGAAATTGGGGCAGTAGAGTATCGTGAAAGTGGTTACGACCACACCCATAAACTTATTGGTATAGAGAAGGTTAACCCTGTTACATTAGAAAGAGGAATGTATATAGACTCTTCTCTTGAAGACCAGTATAAAGCTGTAGTAGCAGGACAAGATACTAGAACAACTATTACTGTTACACAAATGACCCCTGATGGTCAACCTGCTAGAAGTTGGAACTTGGCTGAAGCATGGATAAACAAATGGGAAACAGATAACTTTGACGCAAAGTCTTCAGACCCACAAGTAGAAAAACTTTCAATAGAATTTGAATATTTCTTAGTATAGGAATAAGGAGAGATTATATCTCTCCTTTATTTTTTGGTTTATTTGAGTTATTATATAGATAGGTTAATTTAATACAGAAATTAAGGAGGAAAATTAAAATGAAAAAAATTGAGGATTATGAAACAGCAGAAGGTAATTTGGTGACAGGGTATAAAGATGGAGAAAATTTGTATAAGGACTTCACTGTTCGTGAAATGGATGGTAGAGATACAGAAGCAGTAGCCGAGGTAAAGAATAATGGAGCTAAATTTTTAAGAACTCTAGTTACTAGATGTTGTGTCAGAATAGGTGACTTGCATAAAGAAGATTATAAAAGAAAAGAAGATTGGACAAAAATAGTACAAGGTTTAACTACTATGGATAGGGATACAATAGTATTGAAAATAAGAGAAATATCTGTTGGGGAGGAAATAGAAAGTAATGCTGTATGCCCTCAATGTGGACAGAAAATAGTAAATACAATAACACTGGATGAAGTACCTTTTGTAGAATTTGATGGTGATTTTATAAAACCTGTTGAACTCCCAAAAGGACTTAAAGATAAAAATGGTGAAGTTCATACTACAGGAACATTTAGATTACCAAATACTTTAGATGCTGAAGTGTTAGACCCTGTATTACGAAAGAATGTAGCAACAGCAGATACTTTGTTACTAGCAAGGTGTCTGAAGTTGGATGGGGTTACAATGTATAATGATATAGCTAGAGATTTAACTGTTAAGGATAGAAAATATCTTTTTGACATAATGAAAGATATGAAATGTGGTTATGATTTTATAGCAGATGTAGATTGCCCTCAATGTGGACACGCATTTAAAGCTAACTTAAATCTTGTGGATTTTATATAACCACATTTCTTTTTAAGGATATACTTTTAAATAATAACTTTAATGTAGCCAAGGTACAGATGCACCAGTTAGCTTATGCTTATCACTGGTCTCCCGAAGTACTTTGGCTTTTATCAAATAAAGAAAGAGAAATGTGGTATGACTTACTAATGCAACAAATTAATCAGGAAGAAGCGGCTGCAAATAAAGAACCTATTCCTTCATGGGACTTTCCTGATGATAATGATGAAGATATTATTGAAGCTTTGAATTATAACGTAGAACAAAATGAAGAAGAATAACATAAAAATTAAGTCAGAAAGGAGGAATAATGGACAATGAAAATTTCTTTGGTTTAGGTATAAATATTAGTTTTAATGATGGTGGTATTGCTACTAAATTAATGGGTGCCGAAAATGCTTTTAGACAAACTAAGGATTCAGCTTCTAGTATGTCAGGTTCTATAGATAAAAGTTCTGATTCTTTTTCCAGATTAACTAATGCAGCAGGAATGATGACTTATGTTGGTTCTTCCATAAGAAGTATGGGGGAAAATATAATAGGTGGATTAGCTAAAGCAAGTGAAGCAGCAATGGAATATCAAAAAGAAATGCAGGTACTAAGATTTGTTACTAATGGTACTGCACAAGATATGCAAAAGTATGGACAAATAGCAATAGAAATTGGAGAAAAAACAGCTTTTGCACCTAAAGAAACAATACAAGCTATGCAAAATTTAGCTAGTGCAGGATTAACTATGAATCAAGTATTGGGTAAAAGTACAGAAGGTATTTCTACATTACAAAATACTTTAAATCTAAGTTTATTATCTGGTGGCGAAATATCTCTTAGTCAAGGTGCAGATTTGATGGTCAGTGCTTTTAACAAATTTAATCTGTCCACTACACAGAGTACAAGAATAGTTAATGAATTTGCACAAGCAGCTAATGTTACCTCACTTAAATTTAGTGATTTAGCACCATTTATTAATTCTCTTGGTGATGCTCCTGCTAAGTTACAAGTACCAATGGAACAAATACTTGCTCTTGGTGGTTTACTTAAAGATATGGGTGAACAGGGGGCACAAGCAGGTGCTACAGTAAATGGATTTGCTAGACAATTATTAATATTAAGTAGACAAATGGATAATATGGCTATCACTAAAGGTCAAAGTAGAATGAAAATTAAATCTAAGTATCTTGAAAGTTTAGGATTAGATGACCAAACAATTTGGGATGCTAAAGGTAATATGAAGTCTTTAACAGATATAATGGATAACTTGATTAAACAAACAGCTAATATGTCACAAAAACAAAAAACACTAGCATTTAATACTTTATTTGGAGACCAGGCTTCTAATGCTTTACAAGCTGTAGATAATGCTCAAAAAGCATATATGAAGTTTGATGCGACTAAGGGTAAGTATGTAATGATGACAGATGCAGAAATGAAAGCTAATGGACAAAGTAAAAGGTCATTAGATGAATTAACTAAGTCTATAGCTAATAGTTATGGTGTTAGTGCTAATGGTGCAAAACAGATGATGAATACTGCTTGGGGTGTTAATAAAATAATGCATGATAGTTTCTCAACATTACTAGTAACTGTGGGAACAACTATACAACCTGTAGTTATGGGAGTAGAAAAAATTATAACAGCAGTATTAAGAATGGGAATAGCTTTTACACAGAATCATCCTTATATAACTCAATTTTTAACCACTTTAATGGCACTTACAGGAGGTATCTTAGTATTAGTTGGAACTTTTGTTATACTTTCTGGAGCTATCATTGGTATTAGAGCTATATTTGGAGAACTTGGTTCAATAGTAGTACCCGCTTTAGCTAAGTCTCTTGGATTAGTTAGTGAAGAAGCACTTGCAGGAACAAAAGGTATAGAAGCTTTTAGCATAACAATGTCTAGTGCTATAACTAAACTTGCTCCCTTTGCCATAGCATCCGCAGGAATATATTTAGCTTGGAAAACTAACTTCATGGGACTTAGAACTTTTGTAGATGATACATTATCAGGCATAAATAAATCCATGTCAGATTCAACTAAAATGGCAGGAGAAAACGCAGTAGAATTAAAAAAGTCATTAACTGACTTAGATACAAAACATGATTTCTTTAGTGGATTAACTAAGTCTATGACTAAAGTAAAAGTTTTGTGGAAGGATACTGTAACTGTATTTAATGGTAACAAGTTATCCCCACAACAAATACAAATAGTGAATGAACTTGGACTAGAGCCTTTCATTAAAAATATGGAAAGTGCAAAAGATGTAATACAATCATTTACGAAAGGTTGTGTAGAAGGATTTACTATAGTAAGCAATATCGGAAAAACAGTATTACAGTTCTTTGTGGGAATGATTTCAGATGTATTAAAACTTTTATCTAAATTACCTTTGGGGGCAGTATCTAAAGGTATTGCAGATATAGGTTCTGGTGCTAATAAAATAACTTCAAAACCTGCGGAAGACTTGGGAAAAGCTTTCGGAGTAATTGGGACAGTTTTAGTAACATATAAGATAGCAACTTCAATATGGAGTATAGTAAGTTCAATAGCAGGTTTAACTAAAACAATGGCAGTTTTCACAGTTACTAAATTTGTATCAGGTATAGGAGCTATGGGAGAAGCTCTAGCATCTTTAGGATTAGCTTTTATAGATGTAGGAGCTAGAATGATGTTAAGTCCTACTACTTGGATTGTCTTAGGTATAGTTGGTGCGGTATCCGCGATTTATTTGTTAATAAAAAATTGGGATACTTTAAAAAAGAAAACAGAAGAAGTTTGGAGTAGCATTGGTAATACAGTTAAAAATGCAGGACAAAGTATTGGACAAGGAATAAATAGTTATATAATAAATCCAGTTAAGAATTTAGCTAGTACTATTGGTAAAGCAATAAATATGAATCCTTTAGCTTCATCAATAGTAAAAGGTATAGTTGGCATTGGAAGTGGCATAGTAAGTGCAGGTAAAAGTATTGGCTCTAATTTAGTACAAGGTATACAGAATGGTTTAGCTAACTTAAAAGGTAATGCTAATATAGCTTATACTTATATAATAAAACCTTTAATGGGTTCTCTTGGTTCTATTGGTAAAGATATTGGAGCATCCTTAAAATCTGTTGGCGGTTCTCTTTTAGAAATTCCTAAAGCATTAGGTAATGGAGTTGTACAGTTAGTAAAAGCAGTATTTTCTCCTTTACAATTAAACTTTGAGAATATAAAACATTGGGTAGAACCAGTTAAAGGTATATTTAAAGGTTTATGGTCAAGTGCAGGTGAAGGTTTGGGAAGTATTAAATCTTCTATAAGTAAAGCTTTTTCTCCTATAGCTAAAGACATATCTGGTCAGCTAAATGGTGCAAAGAAAGAAGTAACTAAGTTTGTGGGGGATTTTAAACAAGCTTGGGGAGGAATAGCTAAAGCTGTTATGGCTTCACCTGTTGGGACATTAATTTCGGGGGCATTTAAAGGAATAGGTTTAGCATTAGCTGTAGTAAAAACAACCGTAACAAATGTAGTAAGTTTTATAGCTAGTCATTTATCTATTTTAGGTAATCCTATAAAAGCTGTAGCATTAGGTTTTAGTCTCTGGTATCATGGTTTAGCTACTATTATCAATTTTGCCACACCAGTATTTTCTACTATAATAAGGTTATTAGGATTAGTTGGTTCTGCTGTACTAAGTGTTGTTAGATTAATTGCAGGTTCAGCTATTGTTGGTATTATAAAAGGTATTGGAACATTCATAGTGGGAACTGTAACTAATATAATTACTACTATAGGAGGAATAATTCGGGGTGGAATACAAATAATTGGTGGAATAATTAAAGTAGTATGGAGTGTAGTATCTAATATATTTTTAATGATAGGTAATCTGATTAGTGGTAATTGGAGTGCAGCTTGGCATAACTTTACTTCTATATTTACTGGAGCTTGGAGTGGAATAACATCTATATTTAAAGGTGTTGGAACAATACTTGGAAGTTTAATAAAAGGTATACTTACTGAATTTGTGGTTTGGGGTAAATCTATAGTTTCCGCTGTATTTGGTGCTTTTGATGCAGTTAAAAAGTTATTTCCTGCTTTCTTAGCAGACATGAAGAATGTTGGGGGTAAAATAATATCGACTATAGCAGATGGAGTAAAAGGTGCTTGGAAGACATTAAAAGATGCTGTAAGTGGAGTATTTGATAAAGTTAAAGGACTATTCCCTCATTCAGATGCAAAGGAAGGACCTTTTAGTAACTTAACTGATAGTGGTAGAAAACTTATATCAACTATGGCAAGTGGGGTTGGAAAAGAAAGTAGCACATTAAAAAATTCTATAGCAAAAGTATTTAGTGAAGCTAATACTAATAAGTTAAATTTGGGAGTAAATAAGAATTCCTTAAATAGTTCTATGAATAATTTAAATGCTAGTGTATCAGGTGCATTAAATAATATTAATCCTACACAGATGGGTCAAAATATGCCTAAACAGTTTGGGGTAGGTATACAAAATAATATGAAAAATGCAACAGATGCTACTACTCAATTAACTACTGGAATATCTAACGTAGAGAATAAATTAATTCAGGATAATATACCTTATGGTCATGATACAGTGCAGAACTATATGGATGGATTAAATGATTATGCTTCTAATCTATTAAATACATCTAATCAAGTAACAACTTCAGGGGTAAGAAATCCTATAAAGACATTAATAAATGATAACTTAACTTATGGACAAGAAATGGTACAAGAATTTATTGATGGTATAAATGCTTCTTCGGGAAATTTAACCTCTACTGTAAAGACATTAACTGATAAAGTAATTCAGACTTTTAAAGAAGGTTTTGGAATTCATTCTCCATCAAAAGTCATGTTCCAAATGGGTATGTATTTGATACAAGGCTTAGTAAATGGTATGACTTCAAAAGATATGAACTCATTTGTTAAGAATTGGGTAGGTTCTATGATGCAAGGTGCAACTGGAGAATTATCACAATGGATAGCAATAGCAATGGCACTTACTGGAGTTCCTTCTACATGGTTTGCTCCTTTATCCACAATTATACAACATGAATCTGGTGGAAATCCATTAAGTATAAACTTATGGGATAGTAACGCAGCAGCAGGTCATCCATCAAAAGGTTTAATGCAATTAATTGATGATAATATGAAATTTGCACTACCTGGAATGAATGACATTTGGAATCCTATAGATAATATAGCAGCAGGCATTGGTTATATTAAATCTCGATATGGAGATATATTTAATGTACCAGGTGTAAAAGCTGTGGCAGAAGGAAGACCTTATGTTGGATATATAAATGGTACAGAGGATGCAACACCAGGAATACATCAATTATCAGAAGATGATAATTTAGAGATAGTAATGGGTAAATCTTTAAAGAATTTTAAAGGGCATGAAACAGTATTAAATAATAAGGATAGCATGAACCTTTTAAGAGCTGCTTCTCGTCCTAATGTTTCAAATAATAGTTCAAATTCAACTAGTGAAGGAGCTAGTATAGATAATTCAATTACATTAGAAAAAGGAGCTATTATAATTAATACTCAACTTGGACAAGATACTAAAGCTATTGCAGATGAAGTTATAAAGAGATTAGAACAAAAACAAAGAAAAGCTAAATTACAGACTTATCAATATTAGGAGGTGTATATAAATGGGTAAGAGTGGAGCAAAAATAAAAGGATATTTAAGAAATATGGATACTGGGGAAATGAAAAGTTTTATGTTTAATCCAGAGGAATTTTCAGACCAACAGGATATAAACTTCTATGAACTGGATTCTCCTGGTGGGAGATATCCTGTATTTAGTTATAATAATACTGGAGCAAAAAAAGTAAGTTTAGATTTATTTATGTATACACGAGATTCAGGTATACAAGGTTATTTAGACTTTTTGGATGGATTTAAACCTGACCCTGCTTACTCCCTTAGATTTTATTCCCCACCAACTATTCTTTTTGTAATGGGTCAATATATTGTAGAAGGAAATTTAACTAGTATGAAAAGAGATTTTAAAGATTTTAATACTGATTTAACCTATCGTCATGTTGAAGTTTCTTTGGAAATAACCGAGGTGAATTAATATGATATATCAAGATAGTAGGTATACACAAACAGATTTAATAATACATGAGGGAAAACAAATATTTAAAATAAGAGATTTAGTAAATTTAAATATGGATAATGCTACTCATTATATATTTAAACAAGGTGATAGATTAGATATATTGGCAGATAAGTATTTGGGGGATGCACAATTATATTGGGTAATTCTTGATTGTAACCCCCAATATATGTGGGAAGGTGATATACAATATGGTGATGTAATATTAATACCTAATGAACAGGAAGTGATTAAATGGCTGAACCAGTAGGAGTAGAACATCTTCAAAAAATGCTTAAAGAGACATTTATATATATTTACTTAGGGGAAAAATATGAAGCTCTAAGTGATGATTATTTTTCTTTAATTCAATCAGTTACTTATGAAGATACTGCATTGGGAAGTAATCTAGTCACTATAATTATTAATGACCCTGATTTTTTTATACTAGATAATATCAATTTATTCATAGAAGAACAACCTATAAAAGTAATTGGGGGTTATAAAGAAGATTTTAGAAGATTTAATTTTGAAGGTTATGTTTCATTAATAGATATAGATATCAGTACCAGTAATGCTCCACAATTAACTATTACTTGTATGGATAAAACTCATGTAATGAATAGAGAAGAAAAAACAAGAGCCTGGAAGAATGTTCTGGAGAGTGATGTAGCTATTCAAATATTCCATGAATATGGATTAATACCTTGTGTTGATAATACAGAAGATATACAGGATAATGTTTCACAGAGTAATCAAACAGATATAGCTTTTTTAACACAATTAGCACAAAACCAGGCAGATGATTATGTTTGTTATGTAGAAGGAAAATATGGGTATTTTAAAAAGAAAGATTTAACCCAGATACCCCAAACAACTATTTATTATGGTATTAGATATTGTAATTTACTTAGTTTTTCACCTAGATTAAATAAAGAGAGTAAAAAAACTAAAGTAAGAAAATCAGACATAAATTTAAAAACAGGTAAAATTGATGTTGGAATAATTACAGAACAAGTTCCTAGAACTATCTTGGGAAGACCTGTGTTATCTGTGGATAGTAAATTGGATAATGGAGAAAGAGTTTTAGCAGATATAACTGGAGCTGTGGATTCTGCATTATCTGGTGTATCAGGTATAATTAGTGGATTATCAGGACAAAAATTTGTTCCCGAAAATACAGATGAAGAAACACAGCAAGAATACAAAGATATGACTAATGCTTTAGGTCATTATATAAATAATTCGGGAAAAGATTATGGAGCAGAAAAACCTTATATAGCTGTATCTAAATATAGAAGAAATAATACAGGATTAGCATTACGAAAACAAAGTATAGTTAGAGCAAATGATAGTAAATCTGGAGGAACAAACAATCAGTCACAAACACTAATAGAAGAAGCTTTGGACAGTGATACTTTTAAACGGAGACAAGCAGATATAGCTTATATGAAAGAAACAGAAACCGCAAGTGATAATAATTCAGGAACACAAACAACTAGTAAAGCTAAATATACCTATTTAAAACATGAGCAGTATATACTTCAAGGGGATGCCACTATTATTCCTGACCCTAAATTTAGAGCTAGAGAAATGGTGCGATTTGAAAACTTAGGAGCAGTTTTAACAGGTAATTATTATGTAGATAAAATGCTATTAGAATGGGATTCCTCTAGTAATAGTTTTACTCAAACTATTACAGTAAGTAAAAATGGAGTAGGGGATAGTTTAAAAGTTGGTTTAGTTCCTCATGTTGCCCCTACTCCTGTTAAAACAAATTCGGGAAAAGAACCTGTAGCAAAAACAGCTAGTGCAACTACTTATACTGTTACTGATTCAGACACACTTTGGGGACTAGCAGTAAAATTTTATGGTGATGGTAATAAATATCCTATCATATATGATGCTAATAAAAATATTATTGGTGGTAATCCAAATGTTATTGTTCCTGGTCAAGTTTTAACTATACCAAAATAAGGGAGTAATTTAATATGAATAATGTGACTAAAACATATGGAAAGTATCGGGCAGTAGTAATGAATATAAATGACCCTGACCCTGATATGGGTAGAGTGCAGGTTAAATGTCCTGCACTTTGGGGAGATAGTTTAAGTGGTTGGTGTCCAATAGTATCTGCACCTGGTATAAAAGCTACTTTAAATGTTGGTGATATAGTCTGGATAGAATGTGAAGGTGGTGACCCTTCTCAACCTATAGTAAGTGGCATATGGTATAATAAATCAGGGGCATATATAGTTAGTATAACTAAAGGTAATGTAAGTGTAACAGGAAGTATATATGCTTCTGGTTCTATTATAGATGAAGGTGGTAATACTAATCATCATTCACATGGTTAAGGAGGAATGATATAAATGTCTAATAAATCTGTAATGGGAATAAGTTTTCCGCCACGATTAGGAACTAATGGTCAAGTAGTAATGACAGAAACAACTATAGTTAAACCAGACCATTTAGAAGAAGAAATGTATGTTTTCCTTCAAACAAAAATAAATGAAAGAGTAATAGAATTAAAAGAGGGGACAGATTCTTTATCTATTGTATTTGGAGAACTCAATACTTCTTTAGTTACTTATATAAAATATATGCTTACTAAAGAATTGAGTGGAAGATTTGGAATAACAATAGATAAAAATCAAACGGTAGTTACAGAAGAGGAAGATGATAAAGGAAATAACACTTTTAAAGTAATGCTTTATTATTTCATAGATAATTTTAAAGGTCAAATGTTTTCTACAGCTTTTTCTTTAGCAAAAGGAGGTGCAATTTAAATGACTAAAAGTATAGATTATAGTACCCTAGATTATGAAGGTTTTCGTGAAACTATGATTAATATTCTAAAACAAAAATTCCCGAATTATGATACTAGTGAACAGGACCCGGGTATAACTATAATAGAAGGTTTGGCTTTTTGTTGTGATATTTTATCCTATTACTTAGACAGAACAGCTAATGAAAGTTTTTTATCAACAGCTACACAAAGAGAAAATGTTTTAAAAAAAGCTAATGAATTAGATTATACTCCAGTTGGTTCTACTTCAGCTAAATTCAAACAAATATTTCAGATAGTACCCAGAAATGAGTCTTATGTAATAGCTCTAGGAACTAAAGTATTTGGTAATTCTTCATCAGGAACTAAAATAACTTATGAAGTTGCTGATAATATAGTTCTTCCTGCTAATGCTACAGGATTAGAAAAAAATGATGATGGAACTTACAAATATTTAGTTCCTATTATAGAAGGTGAAACAGTAAAAGAGGATGTTTTGGGGTCTTCAGATGGAACACCTTCACAAACATTTAAATGTAATTTTAGTCCTGTAGTTCAAGATTCTTTGATAGTTTATGTTAATAATGGACAGGGGTATGAGAAATGGACTAAAGTTAAAAATTTTGTAGATAGTGATTCAAACGCTAAAGTATATAGACAATATGAAAATGGAAATGGAGAAACAGTAATTGAATTTGGTACTGGTAATAGTGGATTAATACCTAGTAAAATAACTAATGGTATATTAACTTCTTATAGAGTTGGTGGTGGTTCAAGAGGAAATTTAACAGCTAATCAAATAACAGGATTAGTAGATAATTCCGCAGACATTACAGCTACATTCAATCCAGAAGGACCTTATGAACTTGGTACAGATAGTGAAAGTTCTGAAAGTATTAAGTTTAATGCTCCTGCTAGTTTAAAAACAAATGGGGGAATAAGAGCAACTTGTTTAACTGACTATGAAGACTTAGCTTTATTACATGGTGATGTACTATTAGCAAAAGCTATAGAAGGAACAAATAGACACTCTGTTTACATTTATCTAGTTATGAAAAATGATGTATCAATAACAGATGATTTAATAAAAGAGTTTGTTAATTACTATGATGATAAAAAAGAAATTGGATATGATGTTTTTATTTGTTCTGCTATAAAACAAACAATAGATATTACTATTAGTGGTGGAGTTGCCACTGGAACAACTAAAGAGACTATTCAGAATTTAGTCAGAACAATTTTACAATCATATTTTAATTTAGGACAAATAAAAATTGGAACACAATTGTATAATTCAGATATTAGTCAGCAAATAGAAAGTGTAACAGGCTTATTTAATATAAAAATTTCTGATATACCACTTATCAATAATACTAATGTACCAATACTAGGAACATTAAACTTAAATGAAATACAATAAAAGGGGGAGTTAGGATGGGAAAAATGAATATGGATGTTGGAGATTTTCTTTATAATAAACTCCCTGCTATTTATAGAATAAAGGATGCAGACCAGAATTTATTTCTTAAACAATTTTTAGATGTATTACAACAAGGGGGATTTAAATATTTATTAGATTCTATAAATGGTATCTATGATTTAATGGATATTAATAAAATTTCTTCAAACTTTTTGGAAGTTAAAGCACAAGAATTAGGATATGATTATTCTATAGATTTACCTGATTGGTTTACTCAAAGGTTACTATCTAATATTGTAGCTATTTACAAAAGAAAAGGAACAAAAGCAGCAGTAAAATTTATAGCTAGAGAAATGACAGGATTTAATGTAGATATATTAGAAATGCAGAATAGATTTTTTAGAACATGGAATAGTAATCCACATTTAGAATTACCTGATTATAATGGAGCAAGTAGAACTTTTAGTAACACTACTACAGATTCACACTATTTGGGTTATGGTGATAAATACAATTATAAAAATTATATTGTTACTTTATCTGCTCCCTATGAAACCTCCAATTTGGTAGAAAAAGAAGATGCAGTAAAAGGTTTATTAAACTATTTTAAATCTACACATAGTAATATTTATATAGTAACTAAATATTGGTTTCAAGATATTCTTAATAATTTATCTACGGAAGATTTATATGTTAATTCAGCAATAAGAGACGAAAGTACAGAAATAAATAATTTAGTAAATAGTATTACTAGTATAAAAGATTTAGTTATTCCAGTACCTTATACTGAAGAAAGTCTAATGCAGATATTAGATGGAAAAGGCAATAGTTTAACCAATGACGCTAGATATTTATTAAACAGAAATTTTTATACTAATGGTGGTACTTTTAATAAGGATATTATATTTATTGGAAAACTTTTAGATACTTTAAATTTATCAACATTAGAAAAAGAACAACCTATTAAATTATCAGAAATATACAAAGAAGATTTCACGCATTACTTTTCAGATAGTTTATTAAAAGTAACAGATAACAATTTTATTTTAAATAACAGTTTATTAAATAGTAATGCTGTGTTGTTAGGTAAATATACTAAATTACCTAATACTGAAAAGATATTTTTGTTACATGAATTAGAAACTGCTGTACAAAGTTTTGGAGAAGAAAATGAAAGATTAATTTTAAAAACTAATACTGATATAGATACTAAATATACAAAATTAAATGAATTAGATAATATACAAACTATTTTAAAGGACTATTTATCTAGTTCTTTGATTTTAAATGAGGGTAATTTAAATGATTCTTCTTCAAAAATATATAGCATGGGAGATACTAGAGAAGATAAATCTTCAGAAATATCTTTAAAAGATATGGTTAAGGACACAGAAAATGATATAATGAATATTAGGAGAAATAAGTATGATGAATGTCTAACTAATCATACTCAATATAAAACTAATGGTAGTTTTTATACTAACTGTAAAAATGGCTATGATATAATTACCTACCATGATACAGGAAAAACAATAGTTATATAAGGGGGAAATAAAATGTATACAGATACAAAGCAATCTATTATTAATCCAGTGGACAATGCAATAATGAGTTTAATGGCAGAACAAGATTCACATAATCATCAAGCTTTTTCGGGAATGATAAGAGATATAATTACACACCATGATACTGGACAAGTTGAGGACACTGGATGGTCACATAATACTATAGTAAATTCTATAGATAACCTAATAGCTTGTCTACTTAAATCAGAAGCAGGTTACACAGGTATTAGTTATTGGGCAATTGGTTCTGGTAGTGATAGTTGGGATGATGTTAATCCACCTTCACCTAGTCAATCAGATGTAGCTTTAGTAAATGAAATTGGTAGACTAGCTATACCTTCAGGAGCTATAACTTATTTAGATGACAATGGAAATATAACAGCAACTAAAACAAATAAACTTCAGATAGACCTTACCTTTGGACAGAATGATTGTAATGGTAAATGGAGAGAGTTTGGAATAGTTGGGGGAAATGCAACAATTTCAGCTAATAGTGGAATATTCATTAATCATAAAACTCATGGCTTAATAGTTAAAACAAGTACTATGAGTATAGAAAGAATAATGAGATTTACATTCTTATCTACTACACAAGCTTAATTAGAAAGGAGTTAATAAAATGAGTGATTTTTCACATAATAGTAATTATGCTAAACAAAATGCTTTTAGAAGTGTAAAATTCGGGGCAGATTCACAACTTTTAGAAACAGAATTAAATGAAATGCAAGATATACAAGCAGAAGCAAGAGCAGATATTGTAAGAGAAAGTATACCTAGTGGTTTTACAACTTTATCAGATTTAGATTATGCTTTTATGGCTACTAATCCTAATCAGATAAAAACACTTTCAGATAGTGTAGCTTTTGTTAATGGTTATAAAATAACGATACCATCAGGTACAGTAATTCAATTAGATGCTCCACCAACTTATGACCCTGTTGCTAAAACTGGAACACCTTCAAGGGATGATTTAGTATTCTTAGAGGTATGGTTACAAGAGGTTAAAAATGGTGACACAATATATTCTGGTGGTGGTGATGGTCAAGCAATAATAACACCAATAATAGAAGACAGTAGAGTTGGGGAAGAGACAAGCCGAAGAATTCAATTAAGATGGAGAATAAGAGTAGTTGATGGAGTAGACTTTAGTCAATTACCTGAAGGAGTGGGAGCTGTAGGTAGTCCTGCTTTAAATGAATTAGATATCCCCTTTGGTTTAGGAGGAAGTAATTTATCTAATTCTGATATAGCAAGTAATTTAGATGCCAATTACAGATACACACACCAATTCCATAAAGAAATCCAAAGTTCTTGGAATGTTACAGACCCTCTAATAAATGATGTAGGGTTATATAGAGCAGGATATACTAAGGGGTATCCAATAGAAAATACAGCAGATGGATTTAGTTATGCTATTCCAATGTTTAAAGTTCATAGAAGAAATTCTGGAGGATATAGTACTAATAATGGCAACGGAAGTATAACCTATACCAAAATTACTTTTACAAGACCTACTAGTATAGAAGCACATGGGATAGGTCAGTATACTGTGTCAGTTTCAGATTATACTAATATTAGTGTTAATGATATATTTATGATGAATTCTATACCCCAATGGAAAATTTTATCTAAAAATGATAATAATACTGTAACAGTATTAAATCTATCAAATGGTATTCAAGGTACAGGAACTATTAGCGTAGTAAAATATACTAGACCAGATATATTATTAGCAGATATAGTAGATGATAGAGATATATTAGATTTACGTCATCAAGTATCTCTTACTGGATTTAATTATCAAGAACTTTTAGAAGAAAACTTTGATAAGTTATTAAGGGGAGAATTGCAGACAAAAGAAAGAACAAAAATGCTTAAAACTTATCATGGTATACCTAAAACACCTATAGATGCAAATACTGTTTTTTATGCTAGTTTAGATGGAACTACTACAGCAGAAGTAGGGGGAAACCCTACAGGTGGTAGTTGTTCATTTAGAACTTATCCAACAGGTTTGGGATTTAAAGATAATGGAAGTGACCTATATTATACCCTATTAAATGGGATGCCTAGTGAATTTACAATAGATTATTGGGGATTTAGTGCAATATGTTTAACCAAAGGTAAATGCTCCATTTCTAATAATTATGACACTGGTATTATACTAGGTTCAGATATGTGTTTGTTTAAAGGTGTTGTATATAATACAGGGTTAATACTATCAAAAAATAATATGTATCTTACTCATAATAGGTATACTTATAAAGATGGAATTTTTAAAGCATATATTAATGGTCAGTTGCGTTTAAATATAAGTATAGATTTGAGTTCTTACTTAAATACATTAGACACATTAAATTTATTCCAGTATTCTACAAAAAGGGGTACTGAACAACGTTATTCTGATTTATCTGTATCTAATATAGATAGAGGTTCTACTTTTGCTACTTTACCACAGGACTTTATTGATGGATATGCCAGAATATCTCCTGCTTTTAATTCACAGCGAAATGTTTTTTCAGATGCACTTACTACAGAAACAAAGCAAGAATTAATAAATGTAGATGGCACAAAAAATAAACCTTATATCCATTTAGGAGATGCTACAGATTGGATAAAAGATGATTCTACTAAATGGAACGCAGGAGATAAAGTAAAACTTGATACTTTAACTGGAGAAATAATAACAGGAGTAATAGATGCGGATACAGCCATAGCTAAAATAGTAGAAGTCATAAGTAGTAATAATGGAGATTATAGATATAAATTAAATGATGTATCAAAAATTGTTGTAAATGACAAATTAACTTGCATAGATGGTTCTTACCTAATAATAACAGCTATTGACACTACTACTAATATAATAACTGGGGAATCCCATAATATATCTGAGGCAATTTATGCGGGTTTATTAAATTATGCTATAGGTGATTTATTATATGAAACTACAGCTTCATCTTCTTCACCTTTAGTTAAATTTAATGCTACTGGAACATTACAATCAGGAGGAACAAATACTATTACATTACCTTCAACCTATAATATCAATGATAACTTCTATAATGGATTTATAATCAGTATAGATAGTGGAACTGGAGCAGGGCAAGTAAAGACAATAACTGATTATGTAGGAAGTACAAAAGTAGCTACAGTAGATAGTAATTGGACTACTCAACCAGATAATACTTCTGTTATTACTATTCATAATATAGATGTTGGTGGTACATGGTCAGGTTTGGGAACGACAGAAGCTATTTATACATTACCTGCAACTTTACCTAGTGGATTAACCAATCAATCTTTAGCATTGACTTATGCCATGACAGAAATGTCAGGACAAGGTGGAATACCAGAAGTACTTACACAAACACTTGCAGGAGAATATAAGGGGGATAAATTAATTCCTAATCCTGCACATCATATATTAGATGATTTTCAAGGAAAAGTAGCAGGAAGTGTGATAGAAAATCCAAATATAGGTAGACGCACAAATGGAAATGGTAGTCAAACAAGTTTGCTTTTACCTCTTTCACATAATGAAGCTGAAATGGAACTAGGTGTGAATGATTCAGGTATTACAAATATAGAAAAATTAGATGGTTCTTCCATAGGTACTACTACTAATATAACTAATGCCATACCTCAACACTTATTTGCATTTAATTTAATAGAAATAGTAGAGAGAAAATATGGTGTTATTCCAGGTTCTACTATGGCAGATAAAGTTACATGGTTAAAAAATAATTTAGCTAGTATTACTTGTAATTGGTGGGGATATGGTTCATGCCCTAGTGGTAATAAAGCAGAATTGAAAAGATTTAACTTTCTTAGCGGTACATGGTCGACTGTTAATATATCACACACACTAAATTATTCTAGTTTACTAACTTATTCAGACCTTTCCTATAATTTGACTACTGCTACATTAATAGATTCTAATGGATTTATATATTATCTTGCTTATACAGATGCTTCAGATGGAACAACACCTTCAACTATATATACAGACTATATAAATATAGAAGTAACACTAAAAATACCTACTGGTTATGATGTTTTAGCTCCAGAAAATCTTAGAAGGGATGCAGGAAAGAGTAATATAATTCTGGTTAGAAAAGAGACTAAAGAAATACAATTAATGTTGGGTAGTGGAGATAATTTAAATGGAATAATTACTTATGGAAATACACTAATAAATCAAAGTGTTACAAAACAGACAGGTAATATAATATATACACATCCATTTTTATATATAACTACTAGTGGTACAGGAACTTGCAAAGATAGCACTTTAAAATATAGGGATGTGTCTTGTAGATTACCTAAACCTAATAATTCTTATGCAGATTATCAATTATCCGAAGATATTATATCAGCAGAATGTGCAGAAAATTTGGCAGTAATATTAGCTACCTGTTCTTTAAAGAGTAATTATAGAAATTTAAATAATATTATATCAAGTGATGGAGCAATTTTAGTTGCACCTGCTCTATCTAAGGTTATAAGTAAACTTGTATTAGGAGTAAGTTTAGTAGATGTAAATGGTCAACTATTCTTAAAAGTTAGATGTAAATTTGATACTAGCAATAATGTAGATAATAATGGGTCAGAAATAGCAGACTATTATTTAAATCATAAACCTTTAATAAAATAAAACTAACTTGATTGTTATTAATATTAGGAATATACTTTATGTAGGTTACTAAAAGTTAGGAGGAATACACTTTGAGCAACAAAATATGCAAAGTTGAAGGGTGTCTACATAAAGTATTATCTAAAGGTTATTGTAGTCGACATTATGACCAAATAAGAAAATTGGGTAGAATAAAAAGAACTAAATGGGATGCCAATGAAATAATAGTACATTCTGATTATGCAGAAATGTTATTGTACAATGGACAAGGAATAGAAGTAGCAAGAACATTAATAGACCTAATAGATATACCCTTATTGTCCAAATATAAATGGTATTTAAGAAAAGGTGACCATGGAAACAACTATGTTGTTAATGCCAGTACTAGAGAACCTATTCATAGATTTTTATTAAATGTTACTAGTAAAAATAAGGAAGTAGACCATAGAGATAGAAATACCCTAAATAATAGACGTTATAATTTACGGGTAGTTACAGGATTACAAAATTCTCAAAATAGAAGTGTAAGAAAAGATAGTAGTTCTGGTATAAGAGGTGTACACTTAGAAAAACGAACAGGAAAATATATAGCTTATATTACAGTAAATAAACAAAGAATGTTTTTAGGAAGGTATTCAGATATAACTATGGCTACACAAGTAAGAATTAATGCTGAAAAAGAATATTTTGGAGAATATAGACCTATAAGTTAATTAAAGGAGGTAATTAATATGAAAGATATTATGATAGATAGAATTTTGGGAAAAGTAACTTCTTCCCCTTCTCCTGTTAGTATCACTGTGCAAGTAGCAGATGATTTCGATTGTGAAAAAGTAATACGAGTTCAGCAAGGAGAAATTCAGAAAGAAGACAGTAAAGGTAATTTGTTGTATTTAGACACAACTAAATTAGATGAACAAGGCAATCCTACAGAAACAACAGAAAGTAGAGTTGTAACCAAAACAGAACCAGAACAAATAATTAATAGGTGGGTAGATGATAAAGGGGCAGAACAGTCACACACAGTAACAATTCAATCACCTGTAGAATGGTATGATAATGAATTAGAAATGGTTCCTAATATGGTTGATACTAATATAAAATATTCCGAAAATCCTTATGAATTTACTTTGGATGAAATACTAGAAGCTAAATATAAAACCATATTAGAAGCTTCACAGGAAGATAATATATTGGCAGATATGTTCTTGGATGAAAATGATTTAGATTTAACAGATGTAAATCATAAAGCTAATACTGGAGTAGGAATTTTAGAACTATTACCTGATGGACAGGCAGTAACCAAAAGTATTACTTTGGCAAAGTCTACTTCTACTTTTACCTTACTAGAATTTAATAGTGATACTGGAGTAGATATTTATATAAATGATGTTAAATTTACAGGTAATACTGTTACACTTGCAAGTGCTGTAGATAATTGTACTATAAAATTTGTGAATACGACCAATAAGCTTAAATTAGTAAAATCATATGCTATTGGTTATTAATAAGGAGGAATTTATATGATACAAGCTACTAGAACTACAGAAAAGAAACCAGAAGAAAAAACAGACACAGAAAAAATTGCTGATTTACAAACGCAGGTTTATAATCTAACTACTCAATTAGTAGAAAAGGGGGTAGTATAAATGGATTGGTTCACTTTTTGTTCAGATTATTTTAAATTAGGTATAGCAACCCCTGATAGTCTTAAAATATATGTAGTAAAAGGGAAAATAACGGCAGACCAATATAAGCAGATAACAGGTATAGATTATGTAGCTTAATCATTCTTATATTAATTCCTTCTTTTTAACATATTGGATATTTATACTAATGGTAGTAAAATAAATATAGGACATTTAATATTTATTAACTATTATAATAGTTAGATAGGAGGAATTAATGTATGATATAAGTTTAAGGACAATAGTAGATTCTTTAATATCAATAATCGGAAGTATTTTTACCTTTATCTTTGGGGGATGGGATATTGCCCTTAAAGTATTAATAGTATTAATGATTGTAGATTACTTATCTGGACTAAATGTGGGAAGAAAACAACATAAAATAAATAGTCATACAAGTTATAATGGTTTAAAAAGAAAACTTTATATAATGTATATGCTAATTTTAGCAGTTATGCTAGATAGAATATTAGGTTTTCATGTTGTTTATTTCCGCTCCCTTGTTTGTTATTTTTATATAACGAATGAAAGTATTAGCATTTTAGAAAACTGTGGTAAAGCAGGTTTACCTTTGCCACAAAGATTAATGAACATACTGGAACAATTAAAAAAGTAAGGAGGTTATACAATGACTAAGTTAGTATCAAGACAATGTGTTGACTTTGTAAAATCATTTGAAGGTTTTTCACCCACTGTCTATGATGATGGCACAGGGGTTATGACATTAGGATATGGCATGACTGGTTCAGAGATAGAAGGAATAAGCAGTGTAACTGAAGAACAAGCCACAGAAATGCTAGAAGATTTATTAGATAATAGATATGCTGCACCAATTAAAAATGATTTAGATAGTAGAGGTATAAAGCTTAACCAGAATCAGTTTGATGCTTTAGTAAGTATGGCTTACAATATTGGAACTGGAGGGTTACTTGGTTCTACACTGTATAGACAGATATGTGAAGGTATAACAGACGAAGACATTCTTACAGCAGATTTCTGTATGTGGGATAAAGCAGGAGGAAAAGTTTTACCTGGATTATTAAGAAGAAGAAAAGCAGAAGCAACCATGTTTTTTGGAAAATCTGGAACAGATACAAGTGTAGAAGAAACTCCAGAGGAAAAAGGTAAAGAATTTATTGGCAGTAGATGTGCAGAACTTCAAACAAAGTTAAAAGAATTGGGATATGATGTTGGAGAAATAGATGGAATTTTTGGAGATAAAACTTACAATGCTTTAACTAACTTTCAGAAATATAGCAAATTAACAGTAGATGGTTTGTGTGGAGAAAAAACCTGGGAAGAAATAGAGAAAGATTTAAAAGCTAAAGGCATAAAAGAAGATACTCAACCAATAACACCAACTAAAGATAATAGCATATCAAATTTACAAACTAACTTAAATGGACTTATAAATGCAGGATTAACAGTAGATGGTATACAAGGTGAAAAAACAACAGAAGCTATTAAAAGTTTTCAAAAAATAATGGGATTAAATGAAGATGGAATTTTTGGAACTAAAACAAGTGAAGCTATTGCTGAAATACTTTCTTGTCCTTTAGACGGTGTTCCTTACCCTCATTATGAATATGCTACTAGATGGATTCAATGGAGAGTAGGAGCAGATATAGATGGAACTTTTGGTAATGGAACAGCACAAGCAGTAATGAATTTTCAGCAGGAGATAAGAACTAAGTATGAAGCTAATTTATCAGTGGATGGAATAGTTGGGGGACAAACATGGCTCTGTATGTTCAAGTATTGATTTTATAGGTTATAGTAAGTATAATTATATTAGGTAGTAAAAATAGGAGTAGATACTTTTAGTACCTGCTCTTTATTTAAATATAAAATTTAAGGAGGAAGTTAATATGATAAGTCCAGAATTAATATCAGTAGTATGTGGAATGGCAGGAGCAGCAGTTATGGGAGGATTTGCTTTAATACCTTATATTCAAAAGTATAATGGAAAGATAGATAAAGTATTGGAAGGGGCAAAAATAGTATTGGATACTTCAGATGCTATAGCAGACAAGTTAAAGCCAGTTGTTCCAATTAAGGACTACACTATAGCAAAAGCAATTATTAAAGCAACAGATATGGGAGTAAATAGAGCAGAACAATTATTGCATGAAGGTAACATAACACCAGAGGAAAGATATAAAAATTCATTAGACGCTGCACATTTATTTTTAAGTGTTGCTAAAATCAATTTAGACGCTGATAGTGAGTTGTTATTAGAATATAGTATAAAGAGTGCCATTAATAAGTTAGGACACGCAAATGATACTCCTATAGTTGTTAAAAACGAGAATGTAAAAATGCCTTTAAGTGCAGACACAATTAATACTATAACAGAAAAAGTAGCAGCTAAATTAAGTGATGATGAAAAATCAGTAATACTGGAAGAACCCATTAAATAACTAAGTAATAAAAATAACACATCTTTTTAAATTATTTAATAAAAAATCTATTGACAAATTTAAAGACTTGTGTTATTTTCTATTACCTACATAATATAATATATATATAATATAAATAATATAATAATATTATATAATACTAATATATTAATATTACATATTAATATATTGTAAACACAGGTCTGTGTTTACTTTAAAAGAGGTAAATAAAATGATTAAAGTAATAGTAAAAGAGAATAAACAAATTTATGGTTTAACAACTAAACAGAAAAAGAAAATAAAACATGAACTAACTTTCATTAATCCAATGTATTTATCTGCTAAGAAGTTTAGTAGAAGACCTCAAAATGTATCTGTGGACAAGTATATTTTTCTGTATAAAGATAATGGAGCATATTTAACTGTTCCTGTTGGTTTTAATATCCCTTTTGATAAATTATACCTTGAAGATAATAGGATTGAAAATACAGTATCATATGCTCCATTTAAATTAAAGCTTAGAGAAACACAAAAAGAAGCTTATTTAACTTATTTACAAGATACAGACAAAGGTACAATAGTTCTTCCAACAGGTGTTGGTAAAAGTTTAACTGCAATTTACATAGCTTATTCTCTTAGACAAAAAACTTTAGTCATTGTACATAAAGATGATTTGATAGATGGATGGAATAAAGATATTAAATTAGCTTTTAATAACAAAGTAAAACCAGGATTAATAAAAGCAAAGAGTAGAAAAGTGGGAAAACAAATAACTTTAGCTACAGTTCAAACATTAAGTAGACTAAATGATAAAGAATTTAATAATTTAACTAAACAATTTGGACTTGTTATTATTGATGAATGTTTAGTAGGAGATACTTTAGTTACTTTAGATGATGGTGGTTTTAAACAAATTAAGGATATAAAAAATAATCAAAAAGTATTAGGTGGAAAAGTAGCAAATAAATTTAGCAGAATGTCTAGTATATATAGAGTTGAAAGTACCCATTCTATTTTAGAAGGAAGTCCTACACATCCAACTTTTATCCTAGATGGTTCAAAAGTTAATAAAAAATCTAAAAATGTATTTACTAAAGAAGATTTAGAATTAAAGTGTTTAAAAGATGTTAAAAAAGGAGATTATATTCCAATAATTAATAAGTTACCTCATACTGTTAAATATAATTGGACAAAAGACCAACTATCTTTTGTTGCTATGATTATGGTAGATGGTCATTTAGATAAAGCATTAAATAGTAGAAGAATAAAGGTTAATATCACAAAAGACCAAGAGTGGTATAGAAATATTTTTAAGAAGGGAATAAACTCTTTTGAAAAAATAGTGGGGAAATTAGAAATTAAGGAAAGTTATGATTGTAGGAATAATTTAACGCTTTGGGTTAATTCCAATGAATTAAGAAATATATTAAAAAATACTTTTAAAATACCTTATGGGAAAAAATCCAATAAGTTAATTATACCTGAAATGGTTATGTATTCACCATTAGAAAGTATACAGGCTTTTATAGAAACTCTTTTTAATTGTGAAGGAGATTTTAGTATAACTAAAAATAGTAGACGTATCAATATAGGTATGTGTTCTAAATTATTTATACAGGGATTATCTTTACTGCTTAAAAAATTTAATATTCTAAGCAATTATCAAGAAATAGTTAAATACAATAATCATAATTCATTATATAGAATTAGTTGTGGTGGAATTAATTTTAATAAGTTTATGAATACTTTTAATTTAATAGACAGAAAAAATACAGAGTATAGAAATATAGAACAAAATAGAGGTTTTAATATTGGTGATTATACTTTAGTAAGGGTTAAAAAGTCTTTTATGACTACTAGAAAGGAAAAGGTTTATGATTATACCACTACTTCACATACCTTTATTGCTAATGGTTGTTTAACCCATAATTGTCATCACACTCCTGCTAATTCTTATTCTTTAATTAATAAATTTCCTGCACAGTACAAAATAGGATTAACGGCAACAGATGAAAGAAAAGACGGATTAGATGAATTAATAACTTTATATCTAGGTGATGTTTGTTATAGATATAAAGCTAAAAGAAATGACAAAAATATTTTACCTGGAGAAGTTCATATAAAAGTTTTACCCGAAGTTATTTTTTATCCTCACTTTCAAAAGAAGGGAAAGTCATGGAGAAGATGTTCAGATAAATTAGGAACAGCAATTAATAAAATAAATTATAAATATAGACCTAGAATTAACTATACAGAGATAGATGATTTTGCAGTAACTAATCCTTTAACAATAATACAAGTAACCTATGATATAAAAAAAGAAGTGGAACAAGGTCATAGTTGTTTAATATTCTTTAAGAAAAAAGACCATATTAAAAAGTATGCTGAAGTTCTTAAAGAAATGGGTTATGAAGATACACTACTTTTGTATTATGGTGATAGCAAAATGAGTAAAGAGGAAATGAAGGGACTTGCAGAAAGTAGAAAGAAGTTAATTACTTTAGCAACTTACTCAATAGCTACAGAAGGAACAAACGTAAAGTCCTGGGAAGTGTGTTTTTTAGTTGGTAATATTTCAGATGGTAAGAATGTTGAACAAGCAGTTGGAAGGGTAAGACGTATAAAAGAAGGAAAAATAAAAACAGCAAAAGTATATGATTATAGATTCCCCAATGTTTATTCTTTGGGTGGTCAAGGAAAAGAAAGAACAAAACGGTATAGAGAATTAAAATTTAAAATAATAAATGATTCTAAGCGAAAGAGTATATTCTGCTAAAAGATATACTCTTTTTTGTTTGACTTTGTTTCTAAATTAATATACAATTAGTATAAATACTTAATATTAGCTCGAAAGTAGGTGAAAATAATATGAATAAAAAAGAGTTTGATGAACAACAACTAAGACTTTCAAGGTATGCTAATGTAACACGAAGGATAGATGACATTAATGCAGTTGTAGACCATCAATCTTTAATAAAAAATAATAATGTTGAAAACACTTCTTTAAAGCTAGTTTCATATGTTCAAGGTAGTTCTCTTACTAAAGAAGTATTTTTTAATTCTAATCATCCTATTAGCAAAGCAATAATTAAACTTTTAAAAGATGAAGTTATATGTTTAGAAAAAGAAAGAGATAAAATTTAAGGAGGAAAATATGAAAAAGTTATTAAAGAAAGTGGGAGACAAGAAAGTAAAAGAAAGTACCATTGAAGAAGATGTTCAAGAATATAATCTTTTAAGAACCAAAGTCAAAACCATTAAAAATAGAATGGATGAATTGGCAACAAAGATTAAGGAATTTTCTATTAAAAATGGAACAAAAGATGATAAAGGCAATTGTTATTCTACTAATGATACTTTTATATATGGTGCAAAAGCAGTTAAAAAGATAAAGTGGAATACAGAAAAAGCAGAAGAATACTTTAGGGGAAAGAAATTGTGGGACAAGGTAATAGACATTAGAGAAAGTATAAATGATGATAAAGTAGAACAGTTAATAACAAATAATGAACTCACAGAAGATGAATTGGAAGATTTAGTTGATATGACAGTTAATTATTCAGTAGATGTACATTTAAAAGAAAATGAAGAAAAGATACAAGAGAATATAGCAAAACATAGTCCTGTTACTACTAAAAGAACTGGACAAACTCAAAGAAAAGTACAAGCATTAAGACATAGATAGATTGGAGGTACTTTTAATGGGTGTTAAGAAGAAACGAACTATGAAAATAAAAGGGGAGAAAGTTGAGTTATTTTATATTGGTACATTAGCAAAAGAACTTGGAAGAACAGTACAGTGTATAAGAAAGTGGGAGATTGCAGGATATTTACCTCAACCAATGTTTAAAGATGGACAAGGTAATAGAATGTATTCAAAAGAACAAATAGATGCAATAGTAAAATGTGCAGTAGAAAGTAAGATAAGACCTGGTTATGCAATAACTAACACACCTTTTCAAAAGAAAGTGTGGAAAGCACTTAAAGAACTAAATAAAAAGTATATTTAAGGAGGAAAATAATGAAGAAATTAACTAAAGGTAATAAAAAAGTAGAAAAGAAGAAAAATGAGAAAGAGAATAAAGAAAAGGAAATGAAGGTTTATACTAAAAAGGATTTGCCTGATGGAACTAAAGTATTAGCTAAAGAAGACTCTGTATTTTGTACTGGTGAGAAAGCAGATACTTTTGAAGTAACTTTAGCAGAAGATTTAAAAGTTGGCAATAAAGTATTAGCTAAAAAGGTGAAATAATCATTGTACCAATGGAATATGTAATGGAAGAAAATAAGGATATAGATAAAGAAGAACCTTCTTTAATGTTACTTGAAGAGATAAATAAAATGGTAAGTGAAAAATTTCATTTAGATAAAAATTATCAAGTAAGTAACTTTAGTTTCAGTGGCAGCAATGCAAAAATAACTCTTTCTTCCGCTTATTTTGATATATCAGTTAAAGTAAAAGGTAGTGTTCTAAATGACATTATGGACAAGCTAGAATTGGACAAAGATATGTTGGGTTAGAAATTAGAAGTTGTATTAATTTACAACTTCTTTTTAAAATAGGAGGAATTAATATGTCTTGGGATTTTTCTAAATATAGTTTCTTTGATTTTATTAAAGCAGAATATGTACTAAATTGGGAATGAATAAAAAGATATTGGCAGGTATATCTTATAGTAATTTTAGTAGTTATATTAACTTATGCATCTATTTATAAGTATGAAAGGAGTAAAAAATGAAATAATGGATGAATTAAAATTATTTGATGCTTTTTCTGGTATTGGAGCTTTACATAAAGCTTTAAATAATTTAAATATGCCAGTTAGTTTAACAGGTATTAGTGAAATAGACATAGACGCTATAATTGCCTATGATGCTATTTATACTCATACAAATAAAATACCTGTAAAGTTTAGACACTATTCAAAAAAGAAAATGCGGAAGTATTTAATAAAAAGAAATATAGGTTATGATTTTAAGAATAATAAAAGTAAAATACCTAGATTAAATAAATCAAAATTGGTACAGGTATTTCAAGCTTGTATTAGAACAAATAATTATGGAGATATATCTTTAATACCCCCTAAGAATTTACCTGATTTTGATTTATTTAACTTTAGTTTTCCCTGTACCAAAATTTCTATAGCAGGTAAACAAGAAGGTATGAGAGATAAAGAAGGGAATGTAACAAGCAGCGGATTATATATTTATGGTATTAAAATATTAAAAGTAAAAAGACCTAAATATATAATGATAGAAAATGTCAAGAATTTAGTTAGTAAGAAATTTATTAGTGACTTTTATTCTATAATAAATGAATTAAATGAAATAGGATATAATTGTTACTATCCCGAAGATAAAAATAAAGTTGAATGTTTAAATGCTAAAGATTATGGTATTCCACAAAATAGAGAAAGAATTTATGTAATCTGTATAAGAAAAGATGTAGATATACATGATTTTGAATTTCCTGTGGGTAGAGATTGGGGTATAAGATTAAAAGATATTCTGGAAGATAAAGTTGACGAAAAATATTATTTAAGTGAAGAATATTTACAAAGATTTAAAGTTAGTCTAAGTAATAAAAAACTTCAGCATAAAATACCTAACACTGGAAGGTGTGAAGTTATAGGAACAACAGTTAATCCTAAAGCAAAAGGAAGTAATTCAAGACATTGGGTATATAATCCTAATAAAATAATTGGTACAATAACAGCAACAGATTATAAACAACCTAAACAAATATTAGATAACTCTATAAAAGTAATAGGTAGTACAAAAGCTGAAGGTCAAAAAGGTTTTGATGTTATAAATAGGGTATATAGTAAATCACCAACAATAGATACCATGCAAGGGGTAATAGGCAGCCTAAAATAATAGAAATTACAGATAAAAATGAATTAAATCAAATTGAAGATATTACTGGAGGTAGTGAACAAGGAAATAGAGTATATGACAGTAATTATTTAGCTAAAACACAATGTTCTAATGGTGGTGGATTAGGTGGAGTAACAGGATTATATACTGATATTAATAACTATAGAATACGTAAATTAACTCCACTGGAATGTTGGCGGTTAATGGGATTTAGTGATGAAGATTTTTATAAAGTTAAAAATGCAAATATATCGGATAGTCAACTATATAAAATGGCAGGTAATAGTATAGTTGTTAATGTACTCATGGCAATATTTAAAAATTTATTTAAAACAGGAGGAAGTAAAATGAAAAAGTTAAATAAAAGTGATAATGGTTTAAAGAGAAGATTAAAGAAGAATACTACATTAGTTCATAGAGAAGGTAGAGAAGAACATACAGAAAGAGAAGGGGAACAAATAGATTCTTCAAGTAAACATAATATACAGAAACAAACTGGTGTAAAAACAGTGGGTATGTCCTTTGGACTTACTAAGAACATGGGTGATTTTGAAAGTTTAAGAGTGGATGCATGGTTAACAGATGAAGTTAAAGAAGGGGAAACACAAGAACAAGCTTTACAAAGAATAAGTGATTTATTGCAAACACATCTAGTAGAAACTGTTTCTGATTTTACAGATGAAAATTAAGGAGGGAAATAAATGACTATTAGTTATAAACAAGCATTAATTGAATTTAAGGATAGTTTACCAGATGGTGAATACAAGAGAATGTTAAAGAAAGATAGACCTGCTTTAAGGTTTGAATGGCAATGTTATATGAATAGTTTAGGAGGTAGTCAAAGAATAACTTCAAAACAATATCATAGTTGGAGTTATCCAGAGAGTTGGAATGATTAAAGGGGTGATATAATTTGTTAAAGAAATTGTTAGTTAAATTATTTGGAATAAAATTATATAATTATTCTTTTACTTATATTGGTGCAAATAATCTTACTGGTAGAATAGAATTAGATAGACCAACTAAGATAACAACACATGAACAATTAGAAAAATTGGATAATATATTTTCAGATAAAAATAATGTTAAATGCATTATTATGAACTTTACTTTATTGCGAACTTATAAAGTAAGTAAACAGGACTTTAATAAATTAAAGAAATGGGTGTGATAAAAATTGAGAGAATATGAAACTAAAAAGGTGGAGAAGAAAGTTTTATCTAAAGTAACTTGTGATGTTTGTAAAAAAGAAATAAAGAAAGGGGAAGAATACTATAATGTAACTACACATCATAATGATTGGGGAAATGATAGTGTGGATAGCTTTAAAGATTTTGATATATGTTCAGATGATTGTTTAAAAGTAAAGTTTGTTGAGTTTGTAAAAGCACAGGAAGAAACTAAACATATAGATATAGCAAAAGAAAAAGCAGAAGAATAAAAGTTGAAGTAATACATCTAAGTTGACATTACATTAATTTAGATGTATTATTTTTATAGTTTCTAAATAAACTATTTTAAATTATTTTTAAATTATATTAGGAGGTGATATAAACTATGGTTAAAGTATTAATAAAAGAACCTGCTAAACAAAATAGTGTTGCTCTTTGGACATATCAAGAGGAAAAGATAGACAAGCTAGTTGGGGAAGAAGACAGAAATAAAAAGAGTAAACTTAGACTATCTTTAATTCGTAGGGGAGTAGATTTAGCTTTAAAAGAATTGGAGGGAGAATAGTAATGGTAACTTTACATAAAGTAAGTAATACCCAGGATATTATGAAAGCTTTTAATGAACTTCATAGTAAATTGGGTATAACGAATGTTAAAAATACCATTACTACTAATAAGCAAAGGGAGAGAAAAAACACTAGTTGTAACTGGTATGAAAGATATAAAGAAAAGTTAGATAAGGGAGAATTAGAAAAATTTAATACTAGAGATATGCTTTATTTTTTTAAAGAAAAAGCAGAAGAGAATAATATAAGATTTGTGATTGGTAATGCTAAAATCTATATGCATAACTTTAAAGTACTCCAGACAAAAGGTTATTCTAAAGAAGATATATTGGCTATGATTGAATTTTTATTTGATAGCGGTCAGAACTATTTACCTAAAGATAAATTGCATCCAGGTATTCTTCTTACTAATTGGTGTAATACTATTTATCAAGATACTCAATTATGGTTGAAAGATGAATATGTTCCTAGAACTAAGCAATCAAGTAAAAGACAGAAGTTATTAAAACATAGAGAATGGCAGAAAAAAGATAAGGATGAAAGTGTTATAGGAGAGTGGGGAATATGAAAAGACCATTAAGAACACATTTATCTCCACTAAATTTAACTAGGCGTGGAATACCCAAAAATATGCAGAAGAATACTATTAAAGATTTTGATAGTTTCGGAAATAAAGAAAGAGCAAAAATAGGGAAGTTAATAAAAGACTATATTAATAATATAGATGATAAGTTTGAAAATAATATTGGTCTTTTTTTATTTGGCTCAAATGGAACAGGCAAAACATATCTTGCAAGTATAATAGTAAAAGAAGCTTATAGACATAGATATACTTCTAAAAGATGCACTTTTGTAAATTACATAAATGAGTACACAAGAGTGTGGGGGACTAAAAACAAAGAAGAGAAAGAAGAAGCAGAAGGATTATTTTATAATGATTTTAAAGCTGTAGAATTTCTTTGTTTAGAAGAATTGGGGAAAGAGATAGATACTTCAATAAGTGTACCTATACTAGAAGATTTATTAAGATATAGAGAAGAGCATGGACTACCTATAATCATATGTACAAACATTTCCCCGAAAGATTTACTAGAGAAATATGGTTCAAGTATTATGTCACTTATAAAAGGTAATACTGTTCCTATTAAAATGGTTGGACAAGATTTAAGAGAAAGCACTTTTAAAAAGAGGGGATTGAGTTAAATGGATGTTAAATGTATCAATTGTGTTCATCTTAAAGATAATTCTAAATGGAATTATTATAAGAATGATAAATGTGAACTATGTAGTTGTGCTATTGAAAGTGATTTTTGGGAAGGTGATATTCATGCAGAATTAGAATATCCAATAGATTGTCCTGATTTTGTAGATAATAAAACTGAAAGATTTATTGTTAATAATTTAGTATCAATGGTGGATTCCAATAATACAAAGTTATTAAATGCTATAAAAATAAAATAGGAGGGAAGTAATGATTGGGAATGATTTAAGTAATAAATGTGCAGAAGGTTTATTAATAAGAATAGAAGATACTATTGTAACATATAAAGAAGAAACATTAAAAGATACAATATGTAATTTTATTTTTGGTGCAGAAAATCGGGCAGAGATAAATCAGGATGGAGTAACATTATTAGAATTACTATTTAAGAAAACAGATTTTAATGTTACTTTAGTAGTTAGTCATTCTTACATGATAGAACCCTTACAGAAATTATTAAAAGGAATTCCTTATGTGGGAAGTATAAAGGAAATGGATTTAATGTCTATATATACTTTTATGCATTATAGAAGATATGCTTTATATGTAGATAATAACATAGAAAGAAGACAGAAAGTTGGGGGCGAAGATATTTGTATAAATGTGGACAAGTGCTTTAAGTATATTAGGAGGACATAAATGAAAAAGAAAAAAGTAAATGTTGAGATAGCTGCTATTTCATCTTTAATAGATACTAAAGATTATTTAGCAGTAAAAGATAAACAAATAAATTCTTACTTCTTTCAAGAGTTTAAAGAGATAGCTAAATTTATAGATGATTACTATTTAAAAAATAGTGCAGTACCTACAGAAAGAGTTATACATTTAAATTTTCCTGCCATTAAATTAGAACATAAAGAAGATGGAAAAGTAGGAACAGAAGAACCTATTACTTATTGGTTAGATGAATTGCGGAAAAGAAAAAAGCATAATTACATTGCAGAAACAACAGAAGCCATAGCAGAAAGCCTAGAGGATTTTGAAACAGATAAAGCTTATGCAGTAATGAAAAAAGCTGTACTTACAGTTGAAAATGAAATAGTAGAAACTCAATCATTAGATATAACAAAAGACAGTGTTGATAGAAAAAAGGTGTACCTGGAAAGAGAAAATAATAAAGGTATGATTGGAATACCCACTGGAATAAAAGGATTAGATTATGCAATAAAGGGATTACAGAAAAAGAATCTGATAACTATTATAGCCAACACTGGCGTAGGTAAACAAATAGCCTAAACAATACAATATAATTTATACTTGTGATATACTATACCTGTACAAGCAGTATAGGAGGAAAGTATAATGAAAAGTATAGAAAATAATAAACTATCTAATAAAGAAAGACATTTGCAATCTTTAAAAATAGCACATGAAGCTATAGAATATTATCTTAGTAATAAAAGTATAAGTTTAACTAAACTAGCAATTAAATTTGGGACAACTAGGACTACTTTATATCATTATATGAAAAATTATAACATAGCAGTTAGAGATATGAGCAAAAAGTATTTTTATGATAAAGATTTCTTTAATCTAATTAATACAGAGGAAAAAGCTTACTGGTTGGGATTTATATATGCAGATGGATATATTTCTAAAGATAATCATTTAGAAATAACTTTGAATAGTGGAGATAAACAACATTTATATAAATTTAGACAAGCTATAAAAAGTAATGTACCTATAAAGACTAAATGGGTAACATTAAACGGAAAAAGATATAAAGCTTGTAGAATTAATGTTTGTTGCACCAAAATGTGTAAGGATTTAATAAAACAAGGTGTTTTTAATAATAAATCTTTAAATATACAATTTCCTAAAATATTTAGAGCAAATTTAATTAGGCATTTTATTAGGGGATATGTAGATGGAAATGGTTGTTTATCTACAAGAAATATGGTGTATATAAGTTGTGGTTCTAAATTATTTTTAGAAAGTTTACAAAAAGTATTAATTAAAAAGTTAGATTTAACTAAAGTAAAAATATATAGTGATAAACGTTCCAAAAATTATGCTTATGCCAAAGTTGGAGAACAAGGTAAACTTATTAGAAAGTATTTGTATAAAGATTGTAAGATTTATTTAGATAGAAAGTATTGCAAGGTATTGCCTATTCTTACTCAACTTCCACTGGAGAGTAAGAAAGTGTAACGAGCAAAATCGGTAGAGCATATCCAGAAATGGAGATTAGTAGTACCGAGGTAAGTAATTAGATTGCGAAAGGCTAATTGCCACCGTAGAGCGTAGGGGATGAATAAATATAATTCCCCCAAGAGTGCTTGTTGCTTTGTGGAGAAATATTAGAGTACAAAATGTACGCCATGCTGAATAGGAATTGACCTATTGATGAAAATGAGGGAAACCTCCAGAGTGTAGGATAAAAAGCCTACAGTTAATAACATCCAGAAAACCTGGCTAGAGATTATTATTGGTGCATATGCAAATATTAATGGATATGCAGTACAACAGTTTGTAACAGAAATGTCTGAGGAACAAATGGAAGATAGGTATGAAGCAGTATTAATTGGAATGACTTTAGGTGAATTTAATTATGGCAGATTTAAAAATGGTACTTTAACCAAAGAAGAGAAAGAAAGATATTTTCATTTTTTAGATAAAGTTAAACCTAGATTAGAACCATTAAAAATAGAACAAGCTTCAAGTGTATCTAATATGTCAGCTAAGATAGACTTATTTAAACCAGATTTAGTTTTAGTTGATGGAGTTTACCTTATGGATGACGATAGGGGAGCAGATAGCGATTGGTTAAGAGTAGCACATATAACTAGAGATATAAAGAATTTATGTAAACAAAGAAAAATTCCTTTTGTAATTAATACACAAGCAGATAAAAGTACCAGTAAAAAAACAGGTCCAGAACTAGACAATATATCTTATTCTCAAAGTGTAGGACAGGATAGTGATGTAGTGTTGGGGTTGTTTCGTGATGAACAAATGATTGAAGATAAAGAAGCAAAGTTAAAAGTATTGAAACAAAGAGAAGGTGTCCTAAGTAGTATTATGATGAACTGGGACTTTAATAGAATGAATTTTGATACTATTTATACTATTGGTGGACAGAATGAAGAAGAACATAAACATGATGAAAGTAAGATTGTTGGTGAAGATGAAAATAATTCTGCTGTATTAGGTGATAACATAGAATAAAAAAGAAAAGGGGAGATTAAAAATGGGAAATGACATATATTCAGAAGATAACTTACGAATATATTTACCCTTAAATGAAATGTATTGTGAGGATATTTATAATCCTTTAGTAACTATTAGAAAATCTATGTATATTTTTGAATTACAAACAAATATACTAGATGAAACTTTAGAAAAATCCAGTAGATTTAATATCTAGGGGTGAAATGTTGTGTCAGTAAATAGATTAACTAGAGAACAAATAATTGACCTTTTAGAATATGTAGGAGCAGAACATATCATAAATAATGAAAGTAAGAATTGGATAATGTTCTGCTGTCCTGTTCATGGAGAAAATCATCCTTCAGCAGGAGTAAATGTGGAAGAACAATATTTTAATTGTTTTTCTTGTCATGCCAGTGGGGATTTTGGTTGGTTATTAACCTTATCTCTACCAGATGATTTTCCCAATGTAGTTAAAGCTTATGAGTTTCTAAAGAAAAGGTATGGCTTTAATTATATATGGGATAGTGGAGATAGTATTAAACGGTATGAAGATAAATATGACGAAGAAGAGAAAGAGCAAAGAAAGGTTTTACCTAATTCATATCTAGCAGCGTTTAGAAGTGGAAAAGAAACTTATAAGTATTTTTTTAATAGAGGTTTTACTAAAAAGACTATGAAAGAGTTTATGATTGGTAGAGATATTTTTAGTAAAACAGTAACTATTCCAGTATATTATGAAGATGGAAAGTTGGCAGGATGTATTGGAAGATACATTACTAAAAGAAGAAAGAATGAAAGATACAAAATATATGAAGTAAAAACTGGAGATATATTATTTCCTATAGATAAAATAGATACAAATAAAAATACTTTAATTTTATGTGAGGGAATTTTGGATGCTCTTTGGTTACATCAATTAGGCTATAAAAATTCTGGAGCATTGTTAACTAATAATGTTTCAGTTAATCAATCAAAGTGGATAAAAGACCATTTTGATAAAGTAGTAGATATGACAGATAATGATGAAATGGGTTTATTTGCAAGTAAGTCTATACAGAAAAGATTAAGTGGATTAAGTATTTATGGTGTAACTTATCCAGAAGGAAAAAAGGACCCACAAGATTGTTCTAAAGAAGAAATAGAAAATATGTTAGAAAATAAAGAATTTATTATAAAAATGCATTTAAAAGTATATCATTGATTTGCAAGAGACTAGATTATTGCTTGTTTGACACAAATTTTGAACAATGTTATAATCTAGTTGTTTCTTTAATTGAAGCAAATAACGAAGGGGGAAAGAAAATGGGAAAAAATAAAGCTAAAGTGTTATTTAGCACTGGTAGTAAAGCTATAAAAAAAGAACAAGAGCATCAAAAGAAAGTACAAGAAAGTATTAAAAAAGGTTTATGGCGGTTTTACATAAAGAATGACCAGGAAGAAGCAGACATTAGTTTTTTAACTGCTACTCCAGTTAACTTCCATGAACATACTATTAAAACAATACGTAATGGTAAAGAGTATTATGATAGTATTCCTTGTACTGGTGATGATAAATATTGTGAAGAGGGAGATAAACCTTCCTTTAAATCTGCATGGCTCATAATTGACCATAGAGAATATGAATATACAGATAAAAAAACTGGTAAGAAGAAAAAAGGGCATGACCAGATTAGACCTTATGTAGTTGGTAGCAGAGTTGCTAGTCAGATTGATAGACTTAATCAAAAATATGGTCTTATTGGTATTGGATGGACAGTAACTAGACTTGGGAAAGATAGCAATACCACTTATATGTTTGATAGGGGTGATGAAGAAGAGTATGACGAGGAAGAAATAGAAAATTTGTTACCAGAAGCATTGAGGGAGGAATATGATGGTACAGAAGAAAGCCTTATTGAATTACTTAAACATCAAATAGAAATGCAGATAGAAGATTCTTCAGATGATGATTCGGATGAAGAAGACGAGGACGAAGATAATTCAGCTATTGTAGATATGGATGAAGATGAAGAAGAAATTGAAGATGATGACGAGGAAGAAGAACCTGTACATCATCATAAACATTCATCTAGTCATAAATTACATTCTTCTAAATCTAGTCATAGGTCTGTAAAGTCTTTATTAAAACACAAACATCATAAATAATAAAAAAATTCGGGGAGGAATAAATTATGTCAGAAAAATATGCAAGTTCAACAGAAGTAACAAAGAAGATGCAGGAGAAATTTAAAATAACTGCGGTAGAAGCAAGGAAGGAATTAGATAGAACAATAGAAGTTTTAATGTTACTATCTTGTGACCCTAATTACAAAGGGGTACAGTTCATGGGTAAGTTTACTATGGAAAGAAAGTATAGAAATCCCCGAATGGGTAGAAATCCTAGAACTAAAGAAGAGATAGAAATACCAGGTCATTATACAGTAACAATGAAACCTGGAAAAGAATTTAATAAGCAATTAGAAAAGCTACCTAAACAAGATTAGTAACTAGGAGAGTAACACTTAATTGTGTTACTTTTTTATTAAAGAAGGTGAGAAATGGTGGGGACAAGTTTACAACTAGATACTGGACTTATTTTAAGTAATAAGTTAGAAAAGTATGAAATAATAAATAGTATACCAAAGATAAGAAAATTGGCAAACAAGATGAAACGACTTGATGCTTTTGCTTATGATACAGAAACAAATACTTTACAAGTTGCAGGACCTAATAAAGAGTTTAGATGTGCAGGTATAAGTATTAGTTGGGGAGTATATAACAATTATTATATTCCTTTAAACCATATTTTTGATGGACACCAATTACTAACTAAAACAGTAGTTAAGTATCTTAAACCTATATTTGAAAGAACTGATATTGTTTTAGCTCTTGCGAATGGGAAATTTGATATGCACGTATTAGCTAGATTAGGTATACAAATAAAAACTCCTTATTTATTTGACATAGTTATAGCAAGTTGGCTACATGATGAAAATTTATTAAAAGGTTTAAAAGAAAATACGCAAAGAGTATTATGTGTTAATCAAACTCATTTCAAAGATGCACTTAAAACAATAACAAAAGAAGAAAAGAAAGCAGTTGGATTGAAAGCTTCATCAAAAGGAAATTTCACTCTTACACATTATAAAGTATCTGCTCCTTATGCTGTAGATGATGCTTTTTATACCTGGCAACTCTATTTGTATTATATAGATGTTCTTATTAAAGATGGTATGGACAAAATATATTGGAAGGTATATCCTGCTATTATTTATACTTTTTATAACATGGAAGAAAAGGGAATAGATGTAGACAAAAAGAGATTAGCTAAAATGGGTAAAGCAATGCAGAAAGATTTGGATGAACTAGAATATAAAATGACAGAATTAGCAGGAGTAACAATGTCTTTTACTAGTTCTCAACAGTTAGTTCAACTTTTATTTGGTTATGACAAATTTAAAACAGTATATCCAAACATATTACAAGCGAGTTTTAAATTTCAACCAGAAACCCTTACTAAAGGGGGAATACCACAAGCCAATAAAGAATTTTTATTGCATATAGTTAAAAAAACTTATAAAACTAGAAGGAAAAGAGAAGGTATAGAATTTTGTAAGCTATTAGCACAACACAAAAAATTGTCTAAATTAAAATCTGCTTTTGTTGATGGACTTTTAGATAAATTATATGATGATGAAAAGTGTCATCCTGCTTTTAATGTTGTTGGGACAGATTCAGGAAGGGTTAGTTGTTCTAAACCAAATTTAATGCAGTTACCTAATGCTAAGGATGATGACAAGTATCAAATAAGGGATGTATTTATTGGTTCTATTAATGAAGAAACTGGAGAAAGAGAAGACATAATATCGGTAGATTTTTCCAATTTGGAAATCCGTGTGGGTACACATTTTAGTAAAGATAAAGTATTATATAAAGCTTTTGTTGAAGGGCATGATATTCATGGAGCAACAGCAGTTACTATGTTACAGTTACCATGTGAACCAGATGAGGTTAAAAAGAAATATCCTGATTATAGACAAATGGCTAAAAAGATTAATTTTGGTTTATTCTATGGTATGTCTGCACCTACTTTATGTGGTCAGATAGAAGATGCAGGAGTAGATATGAGTAATCCTAAATTATTAAAGAAGTTTAATGTAAAAGATAAATTAGAATTATCTCAAAAATTAATGGATATGTATTTTGAAGGTTATCCTGGTGTTGCAGAATTTATAAAAAAGCAAAAGAAATTTGCACATAAGCATGGTTTTGTATGGCACATTGATGGAAGAAAAAGAAGATTACCTAATATAAATTCTAGTAACTATAAACAGTTATCATATAGTGAACGTTTATCTGTAAATGCTCCAGTACAAGGGGGTGGTGCTTCAATAATGATGAACGCCCAAAATAAAATAGATGGTACTCTAAAACAAGCAGTAAATAGTAAAGAAATTTGTGACAAGTATAATGATAAACATTTTATTGGTTCAAATAAGCTTAATGAATTACAATGTAAAATGTTATTACAGGTTCATGATGAATTGATTTTCAGTTGTCCTAAAGAGAATTGTGACGAAGCTATGGCTATTATAAGGGATTATATGATACATCCCTTTGGTAATACAGTACATTTGAATGTACCTCTTGAAGTAGGTATGTCGCATGGAAGGTCATATCAAACAGGTCATTAAATTAATAAAATAATAAATAAAAGAAAGAGGGAAAGTATAATGTTTATAAGTAATGTAAAGGTATATGATATGGCAGAAAGTATAGTTGCAAGTGGTTATCCTATGGATGTAGATTTAAGTAATAAAGATGAAGAAATAAAAGTAATGAAAGATTATTTAAATATTAATAGTCGTAGAGTTTTTACTACAGAAGAAATGCAGAAAGCAGATAAAAGATTTAATAAAGCTAAAGATTTAGCTAAGTTGGGTAATGCTCATGCTCAATTTTTATCTGGAGTAAGAGTAGCTTTTGATTTAACTTGCAGTAATAAAATGTGGGTGGAACTGGAGAGATATAGATTTATTACTTTTGTAAGTAGTCAATCTACTATGCACAGGATAAGTAAGTTTAATTTAGCAGACCAGTATGTAAAGTATGTTGACCCTAGAATTATTACTATTATGGAAGAACTAAAGGATAACTATAATAAAACTAATAGTAAAGAAGATTATTTAAAATTACTATATTCTAATCCATGTGGTTTTCAATTAACCGCTAGACTTACTACTAACTATAGGTGTTTGCATAATGTATTTGGACAGAGACATGACCACAGACTTCCAGAGTGGAGACAGTTTGTAAGAGAAATGGGAGAAAAGCTACCTTATGCTAAAGATTTAATATTGTAATATTGGCTAAGTATCATTATATAGAAAGTTGGGAAACATATTGGGAGAGAGAATATAATCGGTTAATAAAATTGGGTTATAACAATTATGATGCTAAAGTAAAAATTACTAAAAGAAAGATTTATTATGATTTTTGTATTTGGAAATACTTTAGTATCTTTTAATTGTTTGACATTTATTTGGAAATATAATAGAATTCACTTGTAATCAAAAATTAAATATAAAAAGGAGAGATACATTATGAAAGCAACAGGAATTGTAAGACGATTAGATAATTTGGGGAGAGTAGTATTACCTATAGAGTTAAGAAGAACTCTGGACATTAAAGAAAAAGATGCATTGGAAATATTAATTGATGGAGACCAGATTATATTGAGAAAGTATGAACCTGCTTGCATATTTTGTGGCAGAACAGAAGGGGTAAAGAATATTAAGGGGAAGAATATTTGTAGCAGATGTTTAAGTGACTTGAAAAAGGAAGTGTAATTAATGCTTTCTTTTATTTCTAAACTTAATATTATGGAACAGGCAGAATTAAATAAATATATAAATACAGAAGTGAATTTAAGAGTAAGCAAAGCAGCTTATGAAGAAATGGCTGCTTATAAACAAACTAATGATAATACATGGCAACAAATAGAAACATGGCTTTATACTTCTATGAGGGAACATAAAATTTCAAAAGAAAGAATAAAGGATATAGAAAAAAGAATAATAGAATTAGCAGATGAACAAGAAAAGTTGGGGGTAAATAATATCCTAATTGGTGAAAGTCCTAAAAGTAAGTACAAAGTTTTAACAGATGAAGATTTTCAATATATTCTTGAAAATTTATTACATTCTAATTGTTTTAATTGTAATAAAAAACATAAGAATTGTGATATATTTAATATACTACAAAAATATAAAGTACCTTATTTTACAGGTTATCATCATGCTTGTAAATATGGTTATAATGAAAATGGAGGAATGGGAAAATGGGAAAGAAAGAACCAAAAGTTGAAACAAAAATAAAACCAGTATGTGTTATTAGTGACGAGACTAAGCATAAAAATGTATGTAATGAAATACATCAACTATATGTAGATAAGAATCATGATTATGGTGATAGTGCAGCTAAGATGTATAAAGAGTTTGGACTAATGTCCATAGTGTATAGATTACAGGATAAAGTGAATCGGCTTAAAGTACTAGCAAATGAAGATGCTAGAGTAAAAAATGAAAGTATACGTGATACTCTAATGGACATATCTAATTATTCAGCTATTGGTATTGTGGAACATGATAAATTAGTAGAAAAACTTAATAAGTAATAGAATTCTGGAGACTATTGATTTAGTCTCCTTTTTTATTTGTTTGACAAATTTATGTACAAGCAGTATTATATTCCTAATGAACATTATGTTTATAATGTTTATAATGTATCAAGGAAAGGAGGGATTTATATGTCTGAATGTTATTATCAATTACCTTTTCCAGATGAAGAACTTAGAAATAATACAAAATTAATAGCTGCTATAAATGGAGAAACATTAAAAGATTTTATACTTAATGCAATAAGAGATAGGTCAAAAGAAGTGCAGAAAAGAACAGGGGTGAATTTAGATGAAATTAAAAAGCAAAGGAAATCCTAATAAAAAGTTTCATTCTCTAGCTAATAAATCCAGTAACAAGAAAAGTGAACCAGATAACAATATGTCTGAAAGAAGAAAACAGTTAAGAGATATTACTAATAGCATGAATAAGGATTTTGGAGTTAATGCAGTAAGATTAGGTTGTGATTTAACAGAAGAAGAAAGAGTAATACAGAGAATACGAACAGGTAATGTATCCTTAGATATTGCTCTTGGTGGTGGTAAGAGATTGCCTAGTATTATAGTAATGTAATACTGTAAATTTGTTAACTGCTGGAAAGCTAAGTCGAAAGATAGGCTAATCAGCATCTATTAAATAAAATTAAGGAGGAGTCACCATGAAAGAAATATGGAGGACAACTAAAATAAGTAAATATTATAAAATAAGCAATTTGGGAAGAGCTATGAGTATAGATAGGGTTATATCATATTTAAAACAAGGTAAAGTAAGAAAACTAAATGTAAAAGGTAAAATTCTTAAACAAAAGATTAATGATAAAGGATATTGTAGTATACAAATACAAGATGCTGAAAATAAAATACACAAAGTTGTTTTAATACACAGACTTGTAGCTGAAGCTTTTATTGCTAATCCTAATAATGAACCTTTAGTATTACATTTAGATGATAATCCTAGAAATAATAGATATGATAATTTAATGTGGGGAGACCAACAAGAGAATATGAGACAAGCTTCTGAAAGAAACAGAATACCTGATAATTCAGGTAGGTTTAAAAAAGGTCATAAACCTAATCGTACCTCTTTTAAAAAAGGTCATATATCTAAACCCATTTTTCCAGTGGGGTATAAAGCTTATAATGTTAAGAAGTTGGAATGTTCTAATGGATTAATTTTTGATTCATCCTATAGAGCTGCTGACTGGATAAATAAAACTTTATATAATAATACACATAAAATAACCTCTATATCTCAAAATATACGAGCTTGTGCTAATGGAAGAAGAAAAACGGCTTATACATTTACTTGGAATTTTATTTAGTAGTTCAGAGACTATCCCATAAAAGGGAGTACACTACCTAGTGGAGTGGAAATGCAAATTACCCTATTTAAATATAGAGTAGGGTAGAGATATAGTCCGATACTTTATTGAAAAATAGAGCAGTCTAGCATAGACGGGTAGGAAGTAACGATTCTTACCGAACTTTTGATTCCTATTGGGAGAATGACAGAAATAAGTGGAGCTTTTAGTTCTACCAAAACAACTGAAGCAATACACATAATGAGAAATGCAATTTATAGAAATAGCTTTAACGTTTTATTTCAAGATGTAGAAGGAACAAGTGGTAAAGAAAATGGAGAACCAGATGAAAAGTATTTTAATGCTTTAGGAATAGATGTTAATGACTTTATTTATAGCAGACCAGATAGTTTAGAAGAGTGTACTCAAATGATATTAAATGCTCAACAAAGTGGACAAGTTCAAATGGCTATTTGGGATTCTTTAGCTATGACTGAACCTAATAAAATATTAGATAAAGATATGGAAGATACAGTTCAAATGGGGGTAAAACAAAGGTTAGACAATGAGTTTTTTAGTAAATATCAACTCAATAATAATAGATTAGTAAGAGAAGGGAAAATACCCTTCACCCTTGTAGTAATAAATCAATTAAGAGAAAAGATAGGTGCAATACACCAGGACCCTGAATATACACCAGGGGGGCGTGGTAAAAGCTTTGCAAGTTCTGTTGAAATACGATTTAGACAAGGTGATTGGATAAAAGAAAAAGACAAAATAGTTGGACAGGTAGTTAAGTACAAAATTAATAAGAACAAGACCTATATGAGAATGAAGTCGGGAGAGTTTGATATTTATTTAGATGAAAATAATTTAGGTGTTCCAAAGTTCTATACTGATAATGAAAAGTCCCTTGTAATAGAAGCTGTTCAGTATGGACTAATAGAAAAAAGGGGCGGTTGGTATTATGTTGATAATGAGAAGTTTCAAGGTTTAGATAAAGTTTTATCCTATTTACGAGAACACCCCAAAGTGGTAGATAAGTTTCGGGAACAAATACTTGATTTAGATAAAAAGGTGAAATGATATGGGAAAGATACAATTCACAGAAGGGTCACAAGATATTCGGGAAAGAGTAAAAAAGTATGCTAGATTTAGCAGAAGTTGTGATAACTGCAATGACTTCTATCAAGCACCTAGAGATACCGAAGAACTTTGTCATAATAATAATGTTCTTCAATATGATATATGTTCGGAAGGTAGTAGAGTTTATTGTAGTTTCTGGAATGGAGTAAAGAAAGGAGTAGATTAATATGATAAATGAAAATATGATAAATGAATATGTATTAAGTGCTAATAAAATGAATGGTGTAGTATTAATTCCTGCCAATTTACCTATTTCTGTCATGCAGAAAGTAGGAGAAAAAAGAAAGATTTAATGTATAGAACTACTTGTTATGTAGATTATGATAATGTTACAGATGTTATTTCTTTTGTTATACCAGATTAGAAAGGGGAAGACATGTTAGATTATATATCATGCAACTTAACTTATTATAAGAAAGGCAATGGAAAAGGGGATAAGAAATATTCTAATACTTTTAAGATTTTGTTTTATTCTATTATAGAATATATAAGATTTAAAAGAGAAGATAAAAAACCTGTAGATGAATTACAACTTAAAAGAAGAGAAAAACGAAATAAAGAAAGGTGGTATTAATATGAAATTATTAGTGGGAGAAAGAAGAAGTGGAAAGACAACAGAGTTAGTTAAAAAGTCACATAAAGATTGGACATATATAGTGTGTTTAAATCGTCAACGTGTAGAAGTAATAGAAGAAGTTGCAAGAAAGTTAAAGTTAGATATACCTTATCCTATAACTGTACATGAATTACCTACTCAACAACATTGTCATTGGATAAAGAAAGTGTTGGTAGATGACATGGATGAGATATTAGAGAGTTTAATTAGTAAGCCTATAGATTTAGCTACTACATCATGTGAAATAATAAAGAAAGCTAATACTTTACAAGAATATTTAAATTATCATAAAGCAATTAAGAATATATTTCTTAGGTCACACTTTAAACTAACTATAAATCCTATTCTTTTTAATTGTGATTTAGAACTGTTTCCAGAATTAAAAAGATATGAACCACCTTATGAATTTGGTAAAGAGTTATTGAGTATTTTAAAAGATATTCATATTTATTTTAAAGAAAAAGTATTACCTGAAGATTTTCCTCATGCTTTTAATAGTGCTACAGATGTTACACTTGCTATCATAAACTATGAAAAATGGAATAAAGTTAAATTAGGTGATGTGTGGTTAGCTGCTTTTGGTGTAAGTGAAAATAAAAAAGCTATATCTATATGGAATAAGTATAAAGGAATAAATCAGGAGAAGTTTAATATTACAGATGATTATATAGATACTAATTTTAAGTAAAGGGTGATTTATTATGATAACAGATATGATAATAAAAGTATTAAAGGCTAATAATATAGATTCAATAGTAGCAGTTCCTATAGTATGGCTTTTGTTAAGTATACTTATAGGTGTTGTCTATACGAGTAAAAGATGGACTGTTTTTGATTTAGAAGAAGGACATTTATATGTAGCAGATATTCTAGTAGGATTAATTTGTTTACCTGTAACTATAATTGTAGGATTATGCTTGGGTACTAACAAATTGATTCATATAAAAATTAAGTAAAGGGGGTAAAATAAATGCCTAGTATAATGGCTACTGGTTTTGTTTCAGAAGAACAAGAAATGTATTTAATGAAGAATGACCCTACTTTGTATAAAGCAGTATTAAAGAAACATGGACATTGGGGACAGAAAAGAACTTATAAACAACCTAGTAAAATACAAACAAAAATGAGGGGTGAATAAAGTGGATGAACTTGTTAAGAAGTTAAATGTAGAGGTAAATAAAAAATATGTAGATTCGGGAAAAAAAAAGATATTGGATTTAGATACTATTAATGGTTTATTAAATGCAGAAATTAAATGGGCAAAGACACATGAAAAAGATAGATTTAATTTAACGGTTGAACAAGTAAAATGGTTTATTAAAGGTTTAGAACAAGCTAAAGTAATATTAACTCATGCAGAGGAAAATAAGGAGGGGAATAAATAATGAGTTGTGATTATTGTAGAGAAATATATACTAATCCAGATGACCTAGAAGGAACAGACGGAATTTTATATAATGAAAAAGAACAAGCCTATTATCATTATGCAGAATATTTTCAAGGTGAGAAAGTAAGTATACCTATTACTCATTGCCCTAATTGTGGAGAAGAACTTGGAGTTGTAATAATTAGAATAAATAAACGAAAATCAGACCTTGTGAAACTATTAAATTTGATAGACTATTGTAATTTATATCAATTAAAATTGTTACAATATAACGAAGGAAATTCTGGTGAACTAAGTTATGCTTCAGCTATAGATACTGATAATAAAGTATGCAATTTAATTTATATGGGTAAATGGCAGTTTCAAGGTGTAATTAAGAAAGGAAGTAACAAAAATGAGTGATTTATTAAGTAGACCTGGAACACTTAGAGTTAGTAGAAGTTTAATTGAACATGACCCCGAAGGGTTATTAATTATGTTGAAAGATGTATTGGTAGTTAAGATTGAGGATGAAGCTTTTACACCTAATGCTATTTATTATGGCTATTCTAAACATTTTGATGTACAGGAGGGTGACAGTATTCCACCTAGATATTGGTTTTCTATTATAGATGGTAAAGTAGAATGGCGAAAAGCAAATACTTATAATAGAGAAGATGTACATGATATGATGGCTAAACTAAGAACAGATATGAAAGAAGATTTTTTGCAATTAATACATCAGGTATATGGTCAGCATCATAGTAAAGAAGGGAATGAAAATCTGGATGAATGTAAAGAAAAAGTCACAGATACAGGAAAAAAGAGTAGCTAAAGAAATAAATGGACAACCTACCATAGCAAGTGGAGCAATCTGGACGCAAAAAGCGGATGCAAGAGCAGATTTATTTTTGTGTGAATGTAAGACAACAGATAAAGCTTATTATCCTTTACAAGTAAAAACATGGTTAAAGATAGAAAAAGAAGCATTGAAAGATAGTATAAGAACTCCTATTATGTGCATTGATTTAAGAGGTGGAAAGAATAAAATTGCAGTAGTTAGATATTTAGATTTAATTAGTTTGGATATTCCAGACCATGTTCAGTTTTTGGGTAATGCACAACCAGAAATAATAGAGAATAAAAGCTATAGAATAACTCCAGATTTTACTTATCAGTTAGCTAATTATGATACTAGAATGTACATTAAAAGGCATGACTTTAAATTTGTGGGAGTAAACGACCATCAAAGAGCAACTAGAAGTATTCATTTAGTAATGCTTGAATGGGATGATTTTCTAAGATTATCAAAGGAGGATTAATATAGTGGGTAATTATAATGATGACTATATAAAACAGCAGGAAGATAAAAAGAAATGGTTAGAAAATTTAAAAGTTGGGAATGAAGTAGCTTGTTATAGTGGTGGTTGGAGTAGACCTACCTATTCTTTAATTGTAGTAACAAGAGTAACTAAGACATTGATAGTTACAGATGCAGGGCGTTTTAGAAAAGATAATGGAGTAGCTTACGAAAAATATGGTTCTAATTCTATTCATCCTGTAACTAAAGAAGTAAAGGATGAAATACTTAAACAAAGATTAATTTCTACTATATCACCTAAATTAGATAAATTGAAGTCAACTTTATATGAATATGAATTAGATATTTTACTTAATTTTAATACTCTTATAGATAAAACTATGCTAAGAAATGGAGAAACAAAATGAATAATTTAATTGTATGCCATTTACAGGTTGGTTGTGATAATTATGATTGTCAATGTGACATATGCAGAAGAAATGATATGGCTAAACATCCTAAGTATGATTGTTATGAAAATAAAGTAATAGAAAAAATGGGAATTGGAAAGGAGAAATATAATGGCTAATTGTAATCAAGTTAACTGTGCTAATGTTGCCACAGTAAAATGTATAATGTGTAAATACAACACTGTTACTATTAATAATGGTAATAACTTTGATATGTACAAAGCAGTATCACCTCTTAACTCTAAAATGCGAAGAATTATGCAAAGTAGCTTTGTTCAAGGAATATTTTTTGTTGGTGGAATGATTTGGGGGTTACTAAAAATATTATGTAGTATTATAGGATGGCTAGTTTTATTAGAATCAATTTATTGTCTGTATAAAGGTTTATATCTTCAAGCTTTTTATTTCTTAATCTTTGGAATGTTTGTAATCTATATAGATGACAAAGGAGGGGATAAATAATGGTTGATTGTGAATTTGCAGAAAGATGTGCAAATGAAGATAGTGAGTGTGATTTTTGTTGTTATAATCCCGAAGCTTGCACACAAAATTTATTTGAACCAAAAGAAGGTTGTTTTGATTTAACAGATGAAGAACAAGACAGGATGCAAAGTTAAGGAGGGAAATAAATGAGTTTAAATAATATTTTTAAAGTGATGAAGACAGATGGATTAGTGGTTAAACCCCTAGAGAAATATTTACTAGGTTTAAATACCTTAGATAATGATAGAGCAATTAATGTTAATGCACCTAGTCAATTGGGTGGATGCTGTAGAAGTAATTTTTATTCCCGAATGAAGTACCCTAGAGATTGTTTAATAGACCCTAGAACAAGACGGATATTTAACAATGGGGATTATGTTCACATTAGACTACAACAGTACCTAGAAGGAGCGGGACTTCTCTTAATGAGAGAAGTTCCCCTTATAGATACAGAATTGAACATACAAGGTCATACAGATGGATTTTTAAATTTAGATAAAGTAAAAAATGCACATAAGATAAAAGATTTAAAGATACTGGAGATAAAGTCTATTAATGATAATGCATTTAGCAAATTGAAAGATGCCAAAGAGGAACATAAAATACAAGGAACTACTTACTTGTATTGTACTGAAAGAAGAAGACAATATTTGAGAACAAAATATAAATCGGAAGAAGAATTTAAAAAGAGTAGTCTGCACAGAATGATTAGATTTAAAAATAGATTTAGTTATTTAAAAGGTGGACACAAACATACTAAAGCAGAAAAGATAACATTACAAGTTAAGCTATGTTTGAAAGCAGATAATATTTTATTTCATACAGTTAATCCAATAACAGATGTTGTTTTCTTATATGAGGATAAAAATAATCAGGAACTTAAAGAATTTTTGGTAAGTAGAAATGAGGAAACAGTAGACTATATTAAAAATTATGCTAAGAAATTAAACGCTTATTGTAACAATAAAGAATTACCTCCTAGAGAGGGAACAAGTAAATCTTGTAATGATTGTAGATGGTGCAATTATAGGAATACCTGTTGGGTGGTGTAAAATGCTAAAAGTAATAGTTAAGATTTTATTTGATATTTTTATGACCTGGTTTATTTGCATATTAATTATGATATGTATTTTGTTATTCTTGTATATGTATTCTAAATTATAAGGGGGAGATTATTATGTGTGAATATTGTGAAATGAAATCAAATGGAATGGGTCAGACTTATTATTCAGGAAGGGTTAATTTGGATGATGATACAGGTATAATGGCTATTACAGATAAACATCAATTAGCTGTCAATATTGGTGGTGGTCGAATAAATGCACCTATTAAGTTTTGTCCTAATTGTGGAAGATTTTTAAATGGTGGTTCTAATGATTTGTTAACCACAGGACAAATGAAACAGCAATTAATTGAACAAGCTAAACTAATAGAAGATTCTCGAAAAGAGATAAAGTATTTGCAACAATTTGAGCCTAAAAATCATATGTTGGGAATACCCGTAGACAAAATAAAAATGCAGGAGTTAAAACATCAATGTATAGATTTAATAATTAAACTTACTAGAGATAATATCTTAAAGCAGCTAACACCTTCTGAAAAGATGTTTTTAGTAAGAATGAATCAACAGTTACTAAAGGATAATGTATCTAAAGATGATTTACACCAAATAATAAATTCTTTTGCTAGGTTGCTAGAAAAGTATAAAGATAATACTCTAACTTATTCTGAAGTATTAGCTAAAATTGATAATAATGAAATGTATGAAGAAGTTGAGGACAAACCTAAAATGGATACTTTAATAATTATTAAATTGAATGATAAAATTGAAACATATCTTGGAGACAATATAAGAGGGGTATATTTAGAACTGCAAATTGATGCTATAAATTTAGAACCAACTTTAAGATTTAAGAAGTTAAAAGGTAAACAACTAGCAGAAGAATTTAAAAAATTGGTGGTATAGTTATGAAAAAGTTACGTAGAGTTTCTAAAGGTATTAACCCTAAAAAGGTAGTAAAAGAACGGCAGAAGAATTTAGTAGATTTTATATCAGATTCAGTAAAAGACAAAGGGGTAGTAATATTTACCCCTGACACAAATTTAAATATAAATAATGATTATTTAACCTTACCTTCGCAACTTTCAGAAGTAAAAAGTAGAGAATTAGGAGATTATCTAAATGCTTTTACTCAACAACAAATGTATATGAGAACTTTGTTAGGATGGCAAGAATTAGTTGTAGAACAAACTAAAAGAGAATACTTTGATAGTTGTAATACTCTTTATAATGATTTAACAGAAAAGAATAAAAAAATGAGTGAAACAGCAAAAGAAAGAATAGTTAATAATACTCCAGAAGTAAAACCTTATTTCATTAAATATAAAGATGCTAAAGAAAGATTAAAGTTAATGCAATATTCTATGGAAAGTATCGGGGATGCAATATTTTTATTATCAAGAGAAATATCCCGAAAGAGTGGAGATATAACAATAGAAGGGAGAAATAATAATGTGCAAGAAAAATAAAGAAACGGTTTATATTTCTGGTAAAATAACTGGTTTAAAAGATTATAGAAAGAGATTCAAAGAGGTAGAAGATAAATTAACAGCAGAAGGTTATTTATGTATGAACCCTGCTATATTACCCGAAGGTTTTCCTTATAAAGCTTATATATCTATAAGTATAGCTATGTTAGAACAATGTGATACAATTTACATGATGGATAACTGGAAGGATAGTGAAGGTGCTAAATTTGAATTAATGTGTGCTAAACTATTGGGTAAGAAAATAATGTATGAAAGAGGTGATAAGTAATGTTTAAAGTTAGAGTTAAATGGGACAAAATAACTCATCAATGGGAATTAAGTAGCACTGAAATTGAAGCTTATGCTTGTGGTGATACTTTTGAGGAAACTTTAGATATGTTAGCAGATAATATTATGGCTTTACGAGAAGACTACTTTAATAATATAAAGACATATTTAAATATTCCAAATATGAAAAAGCAATATCCTTATTATTTATGGATAAAGGCATACAGTAAAGAAATGCTTTTAGAATTGTTAAAAGAAGATATAGTATAATAAAGAAAAGAGGTGATAAAATTGGCAAGAAAAAAGAGTAGTAAAAAAGGTGGAAATAAAACTAAATTTAAAAGTCCTGGTCATTATACTAAAGCAGATAGAAAGAAGATACCTACTTCATCTTTTGCAGGACCACATCAATCTTTCCCTATAGTGACACAGCAAGATGTTTATGACGCGGCTAGGTTAACTGGTCATGCTAGTAATCCAAATGCAGTAAAAAGTAAAATAAAAAGAATAGCTAAGAAAAAAGGGTTTAAATTGCCTAAATCTTGGAGAAAAAAGTAGTTGACTAAGAAAAATTAAAGGATTATACTTTAAACGTAAAGTTAAGTAATACAATTTTTAACTTTTAGCTATTTAAGATTCTATTTATCAACCATTTAACAAATACCCCATAGACAATAAAAACACCTAATTAAATTTAAAAAAGGAGGAATATGAATGAGTATATCTGTAGAAGATGCTAAGAAACTCAATCTGGATGAACCAGTAGTTTTAGTTGACCCTCAACAGAACAAGCCAGTACAAGGCGTGATAAAGGGTTTACAAGAAAATGATGATGGCACAGATGTTGATGTTACTGTTAAGTACCCAACAATAGCAAAGAACACATTTAGTGCTAAAGATTTGAGTTTACCTGGTCAGGAAGTAGTTCCTAATGGTCAAGGTGAAGCACCAGAACAAAAGTAGAGAGTTCAAAACATTTAATAAATAATCTAATGAAATATGTGATTTATTTGTTATTAATAATGAGATTGGAGAATCAATTTTTGGTTGATTGAAAATAAGAGGTATTTTCTACCTCTTATTTTATTGCAATTTATTACTTAATAGTTGTATAATGTGGTCAGGAGGTAGATAACAATGAAATTAAAAAAAGTATCTAAAGTAGAAAAGAAACCAGTAGTTAATAAGAAAAAGAAGATAAGAACTAGAAAACAAGTAAAAGCAGAAATGATGGCTTTACGAAGAATTATTTTGGACAACCATAGAGCCACACCAGAACAGAAAGAAAAATTGGAAAGTTTACAGAAAGAATTAAAAAGTAAAATTGGTAGAAGTTCAAAGAATAAAGGAGCTAATTATGAAAGAAATTTAGCTAAATTATTCAATGAAGCATACAGAATAGAATTGAAAAGAACTCCCCAAAGTGGCGGATTTGCAAAGAAAAGTAGTAAAGCAGATGATTTTCGGGGAGATATAATAACAGTAGATAAAGATATAAACTTAAAGCTTCATATAGAAGCTAAGAATCATAAAAAAGCTAATATTAATGGATGGTTAAAACAAGCCAATGATGATTGTCCAGAAGGAAAAATACCTATTGTAATATGGCATAAGGAAAATACTAATCCTAAAGTTGGTGAACAAGGAAATCAACAGGATTTAGTTCTAATAGATTTGAAAGACTTTTTTAGGTTAGTACCAAAGGCAAACATTATAGAAGAGAAACGAGGTAAATAACATGGTTCATATTGCAGAAATTATTGGATGCCTAATTGGCATAGGAGTAGTACTCTGTTGTTTTTATGTTGTCAGAGTTGAAGGTACATCAATGCTCCCTACGTATAAGCGTGGTGATATTCTTTTAGCTACACGAGTATTTTCAAGAAAACATCTTGAAATAGATAGTGTTTATATAATAAAAACATCTAAGTTTTATAATTCAATAATATTTAAAAAGATGTTTCCTCATAAATTTATTATTAAAAGATTAAAAGTTTGGGATGCCAAACATCATTTAGTATGGATTGAAGGGGATAACAAAGCAGAATCATATGACAGTAGATATTTTGGTTTTATCACAGAAAAAAGTATTGTAGCAAAAGTATTGTGGCAAATAAAGAAGAGTTAAAATAACAACTAATACAGGAGGAATGATAGAAATGGATAAGAAGAAAAATATATTAAAAGTAGCGGGTAAAAGTAATGTCTCTAAAGTATCTGGAAGTATAATTAAAAGCATAGAAGATAACAAAGATGTTGAACTTCATTCAATAGGTGCTAAATAGCATTGGCTCCTAGTAAAAAACACTGCGAAATTAAGCGGGAAGGCTGAAAAGTTAATCCGAACCGAAGGCGTGTTGTAAAAACACTAAGCTATGTATGAATGGCATAGCTATAAGCTTAAAAACTTAGTCAGGGGCAGAGCATAGGGAGTGAACCTATAATTATAGAATATAATCTCCTCACGAGGTCGCAGTAATCTATTTTATTTCTTGCACAGTTTGATTAAATATGTTAATGTTAATATGTAATTAATCAAACAAGTAAGGAGTGATTAACATTGTCTAATCAATATAGTAAGCAAACTTTAGCTAATATACTTACAAAAGAATATCTTGAAAAAGAATATGTGCAAAAACGAAGATTTATAAAGGATATATCATTAGAGGTTGGTTGTAGTTTAAATTCAGTTAGAAACTATTTAAAGAAATATAATATAGATATAGAAAATAGATATGAAGATAGACAAACCTTTAAAGGTTTAAATCCTGCTAGAAAAATAATGACTAAAGTTTATTTAAAAGAAGAATATGTGCATAAAAATAGGTCACTAAATAATATAGCTAGAGAACTAAATTGCTCTAGTGCTTTAGTCAAAGAAATGCTTTTAACACATGGAATAAAAGTAGACAAGCTAAAGTATGGTGAAACTTTTGAATTGTGCAATGGAGTTTCAGAAAGTCATGGTTATTTATTAGTCTATATGCCTAATCATAGATTAGCGGATAAGAAAGGTTATGTAAGATTACACATATTACTAGCAGAGCATTATTTTAATAGACTAGTTAAAAAAGGTGAAGTTGTACATCATAAAAATTTTAATAAATTGGATAACACACCTGATAATTTAGTTATTATGACTAAAAAAGAACATGACAGACTTCATGCTCAATTAAGATGGGATAATGATAATTTTAGATAGATTAAAAAGATATGCCGAACTAATACAAATATAAGTATTAGAATTATAGGATAAAAAGCCTATAAGATAACATTATGGCTGCTGTAAATCAAGGTGCAAAAGCAATAGCTACTGCAAGAGGAATAATGGCTACAAAAGGATATGACATTTTAGTTAAAATTGGCTTTGATGAAGTAGAGATTGAGGGAGAAACACGAACTATGCTGAAGTTTATTTTAGTTGTACAGTAATGGTTCATCTAGGACATTTTATAATATTTAAACATAGTGGTGGGTTTATTGTTTATAATGAACATAAACCCTTTCATCATAAAGGTATTAAAGGACATTCTCATTTGCGGAATTATTCTAGTGCTAGATATGCAGTTATTTGCGTAAAGCAGAATAAAATTCCTCGAAAGTGTTCTTTAAGATATTTAGAAACATTAATAAGACTTTCGGAAGATGAAAAGTATATAAAGAAAGTACAACAATTAATTAAAACTAGAAAACAAAAAGGAAAGAAACAAAAACCAGTAAAGAAAAAATTAAAGTAAAAATATATGGAGGTAATTAATATGGAAAATAACTTATTATATAATGGAGGGGCAATAGTTAGTGTAACAAAGGTATTTAATGACATTTCATGTTCTCATTTCTTAAAAGAGTATCAAGGTAAAGAAGGTGTTAAATTTGGGTACTAAAAGAGTTATAATATCCAAAGAACAGCTTCAAGAATGTCTTGATTTAGGTTTAACAAGAATAAAGATGGCAGAAAGATTTAAATGTGGTGTAGTTACATTAGATAGAAATATGAAAGCTAATGGATTAGAATATCTTAAATCTAGTCATTTTAATAGTGGTGAAGGTAATCCTGCCAAAAGACCTTCAGTTAGAAGAAAGATAGCTAATACTGTTGCAACTTTATGGGAAGATGGTTTTTATGACAATAGAATAGATGGTATGAGTTATAAAACAGGATTTGATGACCCTAATTATAAAGGTCATAAATGGGATTATAGAGATTATCTTGCTAAATATCAGGATATAAATGTATGTGCTGAATGTGGTAGAACAATAAAAGATAGTAAAATTGATGTTCACCATGTGGATGAAAACCATGAAAACTGGTTAATCACTAATTTAAAACCTTTATGTGTTAAATGTCATCAAACTAAACATTATAAATCTATGAAAACTCCTTATGTAACTATAGGTATTAAAAGCCATTTTGATTCTGCTCATAATCTTTTAAACTATAAAGGTAAGTGTTCTCGAATCCATGGACACCGATATTTTTATGAAATTAAAATTAAGGATAGAATAAATAGAGAAACAGGAATGGTAATGGATTTTAAGGTTCTGAAAAAACTTATAAAAGAAGGATTTGAAGAAGTAGTTGACCATGAATATTTAAATTATGTTTTACCTTTTAATACTACAGCAGAAAATATGGTAGTATGGATGTTTGAATTTTTAAGTAAAAGGCAATTAGTAAAAGGTATACAAGAAATTTCTTTATGGGAAACTCCTGAATGTATAACTACATTTACTTATAAAGATTTATTAAGAAGCTACATGGAAAACAAATTAGATTGTTTTACTACTAATTTTGAAGAAGATACAAAGAATTTTGACACCCAGTTAGTTGAAGATAATTTAGCAAAGAAAATGCAGGAGCAAGTATTTATTTATTGTGGTGAACGTCAACAATTGGGTAAAACTACTGGTTTAATTAATCAAGTAAGAAAAGATTCAGATGGAATACTAATTGTAGCTAATAGAGTAACTTCTAAACTGATTTATAGTAGATTTGGTATGAGAAGAAATAAAGTTTGGACATTAAAAGAATTAATGCAACATTCACCAGAGAGATTTAATTTGTATATAGACAATTTAACTCCAGAGCAAAGAGTAAATTTATTAAATTATGTTAATAGGAATAAAGGTTACTATATAATCAGAAATATGATTATAGAAGCATAAAAGAGGTGACAATTAATGATATATTATCAGAATATCTTTACAAGTATTCAAGGAGAAGGATATGATTCAGGGAAACCTTGTACCTTTGTTAGATTATATGGTTGTAACTTACACTGTAAGTATTGTGACCAGATACAGACAGAGAAAGATAGAAAAACAATTTCGGTAAAAAGAATGGTTGAATTAGTAAGAAGTAAGCATATACAGAATGTATGTATTACTGGAGGTGAACCTCTATTACAATCAGAAATATTTGAAGTTATTTATGAATTAGTTAAAGCTAATTATAAAGTTAGTATTGAAACCAATGGATGTTGTCTTATACCAGATGACCCTTACGCCAGGTCATTTAAGTATGTTATGGATGTTAAAGGACCTTCTAGTGGAATGGTGGCAAAGAATATTTATAGCAACCTGGATATACTTCATGCAGAAGATGAAGTTAAGTTTTTAATTTCAGATAGAAAAGACTATGACTTTGCTTTAAAAACAATGCAGAAGCACCCTATTAAATCTAAAATACTATTTAGTCCAGTAATGGCTAAAGGGAAAGCTACCATTGGAAAAGAACTTGTGCATTGGATGATTGAGGATAAATTAAATAATGTTAAGTTGCAGATTCAGCTTCATAAAGTGGTTGGGGTAATGTAGTATGAAAAAGAATGATGTGGTAGACCAGTTTATAATATTTATGATTGTTGTTTATGCTATAACCTTTATTATATTACTGTGGTAAGTGATAAAATGACTAAAAAGAAACAAAAACCTTTTATGGATATACAATTAGATATAACTAAAGAAGGAGTTAAATATGGAGTAACAATATCTAAGGATGAAGATGGTTACTTTGCTAGAACACATAGAGCAAGTTCAAGAAAAAGATATAGCAGTAAAAGAGCCATTCCTAAAAGTGTATTAAAAAGTGTAGAAAGGACTGGTTAAAATTAATAAAGATAGAATAATTGAATGTAGTGTAAATGTGGCTTTTAGATTAGTAAGAAGTCTTTTCTTTCTATTAATGATTATTGGGTTACTTTCACTACTTAATATATGTGGAACAGACCCTTTAAAGAATAATTTACTTAAACTCATATTTTTAAGTATTCTTACTGAAATAATGGTAACACAAATATTTTATACAAATGATATAACTAATCAACTAAATAGATTAAAAGAAAGGGATGATAGTGAATGTCCCAAAAGAAAATGACAAGAACGGAAATATCTAAAAAGCCTAACAATGAAAAGATTAAAGTATATGCAGGTGGAGAAGTAAGAACAATAACCTTTAGACAATTAAAAAAGAATATGGGTATACCTGATAGAAGTGGGGGTGATAATATGGGTAAGTGTAAAGGTGGAAAGAAATCTTCGGGTTCTAAAAAGAAATCTAAAAGTAGCAAATAAAGGAGTATATAACAATGCTAAACAAATATAATTGGTACAATAAAATTAAGGATAAAAGAATAGTATTACTTCAAAGTGGGGGATTAGACAGCAATATTGTAGCAGCTTTACTATCTTATTATCATTTTTCTATACAGCATCTATTTATAGATTATGGTCAGAATATGCTAGAGCAAGAAAGGAAAAATGCTAGACTAATAGTAAAACATTATGGTGGGAAACTAACAGAAACTAAAATAGATTTACCCTGGTTAAAAGAAGCCACGAATTTAGTAGATAATGTTGTTAATGATGAAGGAGCAATAGGAAAGTTTAATACCTATGATGTGGGAACTTATGTACCTTTAAGAAATCATGTACTATTAAGTATAGCAGGTTCTTTAGCTGAAGCCTATAAAATACCTAATATAGCTTGTGCTTTTGATGGTTGTCAAAATATTCTAGGAAAACCTACAGGTGGAACAACAGATAAACACCCTAAATTTATACACAGGATTGAACAATCTATTAATGAAGGTTCAGCTATGTATCATATTGAACATAAACCTATCCAGATACTAACACCTATTATGAATTTTTATAAAACAGATACGATTCAGTTAGGTTTAGAGTTAAATGCAGATATGTCTATTAGTTGGAGTTGTTATAATAAGGGAGATAAACCTTGTGGTCATTGTAGTGCTTGTGAAGATAGAGAAGAAGCCTTTAGAGTATTAGGAATAGACGACCCCGCTTTATCTGAAAAATAAGGTTGTTTTAATTCTTTATTTGTATTACAATATAACTATAGAAATTAATTAAGGAGGGATGTAAAATGTCTAGTACATCAGGAAGTCCAGGTCAGAAAAGAGCTAATAAAGTATTTGGTGGAAAGAAGCTTTCAGCAGGAAATGTTACTTTAAAAGGTAATAATAAGTTGCGTGGAAATAATGGTAATACACAATCAAAAGGTAAATAAGTAAGTAAACAGAAAGGACATTTAATTATGTCCTTTTTTTGTGTTATAATTTATTTAAATAACATTTAGGAGGAATTTAATATGAATTTAAACGAAGAATTAAATGAAGGTAAAAAGCAGTTAATAGAAGATAAAGTTGGGGAAATAATGAATATTTTAGATTTATCTCTTACAGATGATAATAGAGAAACACCTAGAAGAATAGCTAAAATGTTAGTAGATGAATTATTTAAAAATAGAAATGGTAATAATATAGAAGAATTAAATAATCAGATGAAGCTATTTAATTCACCAGAATATCCTGACCTTGTAGTAGTTAAAGATATTCCTTTTCATTCTGTTTGTAGTCATCATTGGTTGCCCTTCTTTGGGAAAGTTGCAGTAGGATATATACCTAATAAGAAAATAATTGGATTAAGTAAAATACCTAGAGTAATAAAATATTTTAGTCAAAAACCACAAGTACAAGAAAGATTAACAAATGAAATAATGGAGTATTTATGTAAAGTAATTCAGCCACTATATATAATTGTGTATATGTATGATGTTAGGCACACTTGTATGACAGTTAGAGGTATAGAAAGTGAAGGAGTAACAAATACTTATGTAGATACCTATGACGAAGATAAAGTTAATTTAACTAGCATGATTAGATACAAAGAAAGATTTTTAGGAATGGTGGGGAAATAAATGAAACTAAAGAAAGTGGGGAAAAAGCATCTAAAGAAACTTAAAAAGATTAAACCAAAAGAAAATAAATATGATAACATAAAAGATATTGTGGACAGAAAACAACCTTTTAGATTGATTTATTCGGGAGTAGAAGGAAAGAAGTATTTCACTATTCTATATAACATGGGAATAAAGAACTATTTAATGTCCTATCATTATATTAGAGAGAAACATATTAAAATGTCTAAATATATTGATATGGGATTAAAATTTTTCATTGATTCTGGAGCATATACTTACCAAAATGATGAAAAGTATCAGGATTATACTGAAGAACAGTGGGAACAGCAAATAAAAGAATATTTAGATTGGGCGAGAGATAATAAAGAGACTATATTTGCAATAGCTAATTTAGACTTAGAGTATCTAGTAGGACAAGAAACAGTATGTAAATGGAATGAAGAATACTTTGAACCATTTATGCTTGAAACTGGTATACCTGTATGTTTTATATGGCATGATGTTACTGGTATAGAAGAATGGGAAAGATATTGTGAAAGATATTCCTATGTTGGTTTTCCTTGGTTACTAAATGAAGGTTTATATGGTGGTGGTTATAATAGATGCAGTAAGTTATTAAAGATTGCAGAAAAGCATAATACATTAGTTCATGGTATGGGTATGACTAGAGCATCTATGTTAACTAAACTTCCTTTTTACTCTTCTGATTCTACTACATGGAAAATGGGACTAGAATATGGGAACTTTCTTGTGTTTACTGGTAAGAATATACGGCAGATAAAGAAAGACCAATATGATACAGCAGTTAGATACATGAAGAATTATAAACCATCCCTAAAAATAGATTATAAGAAGCTGTATGACTATGATGTGGAACAGGTGGTACAAACTTGTGCTTATGCTTTTATTTTAGCAGAAAAGTATATACAAACAAGATTAAGAGCTAGAATGTATTGGTTAAAACCAGAACAAATTGAGCAATCAGTAAATGATATTGAATTTCCTTCCCCTGATTATTTACTTAATGAACTATCTGAAGATGAAACAGAGTATAAAGAATGGGCGAAGAAGTTTAATATTAATCCAGATAATGAGGATGTAAACTATGTTAAGAATAGTATTATAGATATTACTTGCTTGTTAAATTGGGATGATGAAGAATATGAAGAAGCTATTCAACATTTTTATCCTAGTGATGATACCCTTAAAGAAGTTTATGACCTCTACATTAATAAACCTTGTGATTCCAAAGAAGAAATGCTTTCAGACCTCATTGGTTTTTGTACAGATGTAATAGAAGGGAGAAATGATAAACTTCTAGTGGCAGGTACTAACTTTGATAGAATGGCTAAAGAAAGAGATAACTATATAACAGATGAAGAATATGAATATGTAGATGTTCCAAAAGAAGAAGTTCAGCAGGAATTACACAAGCTTTTACCTTCCCCAGATGATACTAAAAGCATAGCACCAGAAATAGATAATATGGATGATGAAATCTTTAGTAACTTAGAAATAGTTCCTGTAAGAGATAAAAAAGGTAGATTCTTAAAAGGGCAAAAGAAAGTAAGAAAGAGAAAGAACATTTATTCAGAGAAATATCCTAAGTTAATTTGTAGTACCTGTTATGCTGCACAAACTTGTCCAGAGTACAAAGATGGCTATGTATGTGCTTATAATAGAATGTTTAAGCGTTTTGACTGCCGTAACCCTAATGACATAATAGAAGCCATACAGGGTATGATTAATCTTAATATGGAACGTATGCAGAGAACAGCTATATTTGAAATGCTAGATGGTGGTATGCCTGATGGGAATGTAACGAATTTTATAGACCAGAATGTAAAGTTACTTACTACTTTAAAGACTATGTATAAAAATGATAGTGAGTTAATGAAACATACCAGAACTATTAATGCAGATGGAAGTATGCAAGAAACCACTAGTATCAAACAAGGTGGTGGGGGAATAATAGAACAGATGCTAAAAAGTATGACTATGCAACAAAATACTAATAATGAGGATGAAAATGATAAAGAAGTTTAACTGTTTGACTTTAATATCCAGAGAATTTATAATAAGCTCATACATTGAGAAATCAGTGTACAAGCTTATTTTTTTATAAAGGGGAGATTTAAATGTTAAGAGTGATAGTTACTAAGAATGAGAAAGCAAAAGGTTTAATTGGATTTGTAATGAGTGGGGAGAATAAACATAAAGTATGTTTCTTGGACAAGTCTATTGTTATACCAGATTACTTAACTGGTTGTGGCGTTTATGAATTAAATGAAGATGATTATGTGAATGAAGGTAAAACAATTCATATAAATAACCTAGAGTTTCCTGTTTTACAGCAAGTAGCAGATGGATTAAATGTTTTATGTAATGCTAGTGTGGACAAGTTGAGCAGAGGTTATGAACCTAATCATCCACAGTGTTTAGTTGGAAAGATACATCCTAGAGCTTACTTTTATGATGTGCATAAAATAAGATATATTGATTTAGCACATAGTCATGATACTTATAAATATGATGCATCCAAACGTATAGTGCAATTGTGGTATATAAATAAACCTTTTAAGCCTATACATGGTGATATTATCTGGATAGATGTTTATTCAGATGAAGGTATTATGAATATGGACAACCCTTCAGCATTGTTTATAAAGCTAATTAAGTAGAAATATTGGGGAGTTAATTCTCCCCTGTTAATCAAAATATAAGGAGGAAATAACAATGAGTAGAAATGTAGAATTAGAAGAACAAGAATTGCAAAAGGAATATGATGTGAAAGAACAAGAGTATGTAGAAATTTCGGGAAGAAAAGCACCTTTACCTAATTTACTCAATATGCTAAAGAAGGGAGAATACAACCTTAGACAAACATGGGATAAACAACAAAAGTTAAAAGAATATCAGAGAGAACAACTACATAAAAGTCAGACAAATGTTTTATTAAATAAAAATAAAAGAAAGACGTTTAAGAAACTGTCTTGTCATATAGAAGAAGGGGATGAATAAAAATGAAGTTAGCAGAAGCAGCTACAATTAATAACATTAATCAAGAAGGAATATTTCGGGGTCAGATTTATATTGCTAACCTTGGAGAAACTATAGGATGTGAACAAAGTGGAGAAAGACCGGTTTTAGTTGTACAGAATAACAAAGGATATAAAAGTCCTACTATAACTGTAACAAGCATTACATCTAGCACAAAGAAGTTACAGAAGTATTGTCCTTATCATACCAATATCATAGTAACAGATGATAGAGCAAAATTTTCGGGATTATATAAAAAAGATTCAGTAGTGTTATGTGAACAAATAAGAACCATATCACGAAAGAGGTTTAAAAAATTTGTGGGAGAATTACCAGATAGTGATATGAAAAGAATAGATAAGGCTTTAATAGTAGCTTTAGGTTTATACAAATAAAAGAAAAAAGGAAGGGTAAACAAATGTTAAATAAGATGTATACTTTGTTATATGGTATGGGTATTGGGGGAAGTGTAGTCTACTTAAATAAAAGTCATTTAGCTAAAGGTAATGATACTATAGTGGGCATACTACTTATTGTATTGATACTGTGTGCAATATATGAAATTGTAGTAAATAGGGAGGAAGAAGTAAAGTGAAAGCTTTTGATAAAATACCAGAATTTATAGACAGGGTTTGTAATTTATGTACAGAAGATGATATTGATTTTAAGTATCGTTATAATGAAATTTCAATGTCTTATACCTTTGAATTTAAAAAAGAAGCTTTTTTAAAAGATATAAAAATAGTTAGAAGTATACCAATAACTTTTACAGCTATAGAAATAATAGATTCTCCTTTTTTAGAAAATCTATTAGAAAGAGTTCAATTAAAGTTGAAAGAACTTCAGGATGATTTAAGAAATGAATTAGATAGAAAAAGAGGGTGGTAAAATGAAAAGAAGTAATAAAAGAGTAGTGTGCAAAGTTAATGATAGTACCAATTTAACTTATGATAAAGAATATAAGGTTTTAATTGATAATCCAGTAGAGGAAGTATATTTAATTAAGGATGACACTGGTAATAAATCAGTAGAGCCTTATTGTGAATTTAATAAAATATCTTTATTAACAAAAAATTAAATGAAGGAGAGATTTATATGAAAGATTTAGAAGTTCAAATGATACGTGTGGAGAATGTGTTAGTAATTAAACTTGTGTATATAGCACCAGATTTAGTAAATAAATTGTCAGAAGAGGATGAAGATAAATATTTTATGCTGAAAAGTCTCAATGGTACTATAACTACTAATGGAACAAGGTTAGATGTGGGGTCAAAAGATGGAATGGTTACAAGCTATCGTTATGATTCAGTTGAAAGTGCTAAAGAAGCAGGAGAAGCTTTCAGACAACTTATTACTAATTTTAATGAAAGAAATAAACCAGAAATAAAAAAATTAGATGTGGAGGAAATAATGTAATGAAATATATAAAGAAATCACAAGTAGTAGAAGCGTTTAAGTGGACAGGAGACAAAGAACAGACAGAAGACCCAGTATGGATTATAGAAGCAATAAAGAATAAAGTTGTGTTTTTTATTAATCAAGGAACAGAGGATGTTGAAATGATAATAAGCTTACCCCATAGTGGTTTAATGACAGCTTATAGGGGAGATTATATCCTTAAAGATGCACAAGGGAATATCACTAGAAAGAATCCAGAAGAATTTCAAGAATTATATATGAAAGTGGGTGAAGATAGTGAAATATAAAAGAAAATCAGGAGTAGTTGATAGTATGAAATGTCCAAAGTGTTTAAAAGAAATTAAGGATAACAATGATAACTTTTGTAAAGAATGTGGGGCAAAATTAAGAGAAACCTGTAATTGTTGGATGAAGAATAAACCTTATAATTGTGGACGAAGTATATGTCCTGGTTATTCTTTACCCTTAGTAGTAAAGCATAGTTAATTAATTAAGAGTACCTTTAATGAGTACTCTTTTTTATTATCTAAAATAGGGGTAGCATTAACGGAGTATATTTAGGGGTATACTTAACTAGGATATTATATATAGGATTTTGTAAGGAGATTTTGTTGATGATTTTGCAGTATATCTTTGAATTTATATCTAGTTAAAACTATCTAAAAAGTAGAAAATTTTCGGGAAAGAATTTAATAATTATTATATTAATTATAGAGATAGATATACATGAAATATATACAGAAATAACACTCAAATACGCCTCAAATATACAGGACAAATACTACTTAATATTTTAACTAATAATAGGTATTTAAATATGTTTTATAAGAATATTACGCTAAATTAATAATTTTATTAAAATCGAATTTTTCCTCAAAAAATGAAAATGTTGCGGTAGAAAATGAACCTTTATTAATGATTATAATAGTAGTAATAACAACAATGATATAAACAATAATAATAATAGTAGTAATGATGATAACAATAATGATTGTATTAAATGAATTCTATACTATTGATTAAACTATTATAATAACTATTATAATAACTATATTAAAAATGAGAAAATGTTGCGGAAGAAATGAAAGTATTAGTAGTTGTTATAAAGAGAGTAAAGATACTAATAGTAATAAGAATAATACATATAGTTATAATGAATATAGATTTATACACTAAAATACCTGATATACGTTCCCTCAACCCCCTTTACACTTCTCTGTACCTAGGCACACTTTTATTAATTTAGTTAATTTTTAAGGTAATTAAGGTTAATTTAGGTCAATTGGAAAAAGAATTACCAATTTATTTTACGAGAAATCAACGTCTAGTGTCAATCTCTACAGGGGTAAAACACTTAATAATTTCCAGTTTTATTTCCAATTCCATAGGTTATCAGGTTATTTTTAATAGGTACAGGCTAGGATTACTCGCCACCCCCTCTCTGAACCACGATTAAAGAAACCTTCTTTTCCGATTTTCTAGGAGCTTTTAAGGACTTTATAATATGATAGGAATAACCTGATTAGGAGTTATATTTTAACTAATTAAGTGATTCTGCATAACTTATTAAGGATATACTTCAAAATGCTCTTATTTAGGATGAATTTCAACCGTCATTAATAACATATAGGTTACTTTTATACAAGTTACTTAATAACATATAGGGTATTCTATTTAATTAGGTTATCTATATTGAATAACTATATTAATAAATATAGTTAGGTTTATTGAAATGAACTTTTACTCTAGGTTACTTTCTCTTTTTTTATTACTTATTACTACTATAAAAAGTAACTCATTAATGATTATTACTATTATATGTTTAGTTATTATTCTTTATTACATCTTATATTATATAGTTATAAAAAGTAGCGTCAATCACACTTTTATCCGCTCATTTACCCACTTTTTAGTCAGGTTACTTGTTACTCTATGAGTTGTTTGTATTATATAGTTAGGTCATGATATAATAACCATATTGAATTATAACTTAAAAAAAAGAATAGGGGCGGTTGAAAATGAAATTACATTTAAAAAAGAATATTAAGGATGATAGCTTAGTAGGTATGTTTTATATTATTGATTGTAGCAGGAAAGATAACCCTGATTTTTGGCAATTAAGGACTAGGAAGGAACACTTTGTGTTGAGTGCTACTGGAGGTAAGGATAAAATACTTGAATGTTTAACTAATATAGTAAAAAAATATAAGTATAAACACGTTATTAATAGATTAGTAACTCAACAAATAAATGATTATAATCATTTATCAGGTGGTACTAAAAATGTAGATTTAACTCCCGCGGAACGTTTATCATTAAGAGAAAAGCATCAAAAGGAATTAGACGCAGAGTATGAAACAAAGGGAAAGCAATATAATCAGGAAATAAACAATATAATTAGAAATATAGAAGGTAATAGAACTAATAACGTTAAACATAGGAAACCTCATATAATTGGACTTAAAAAACATACTACTAATAATACTGGAACTATTAATGTAGAATTAAATTTACCTGCATCTAAAATAAATATATTGAAGAAAAAACCTATTAAACATAATACTTTTAAGAAACTTAAATTAAAACATTAATAATTCTCCAGGCACCTTTTATTGGGTGTCTTTTTTCTTGCCATTTTTACTCTATGTTATTTAAAAGCGTTTTAAGCTTATTTTAAGCTCATTTAGTATTAAGTCATATATTTATACCTTTTTTCATTTCTAATTGATTTTAGAGCCAATTTGACACGCTTATTTATATACTATTCTTTAGTTGTTCAGAGTAACCTATTTTACTAGTCTTCATTAATTTATATGCTTATTTTACTAAGAATATTACTAATTTCAAAAAAATTTTTTGAAGTTGTAAAGCATTGATACATCTATTGTTAAGTTACTTTGATTATGACCAAATATGACAAAATCAAAAAATTTTTCTTGACATACTTATACACTTGATGTACTATAATAACTGTAAACAAGAAATGCATAAACAAAACAACACAAGTAACACAGTTCTTTGACAAATAAATATATGAAAGTAACTATATGAAAGCACTATACGCTTATATAATTGTTATGTGATTGACAATTAAGCACTAATTAAAATATAGGTATAAGAAAGTTGGCGGAAATAGGAATACATTAGTTAGTGTGTTGAGTAAAGTAATAGTTTATAAGTAGTGTATGACTAAGTGAGTACAGAGTGTTTACAATGTAAATACGTGTCAACGGTGAAATATTCTAATGACCTAAAGATTTTATTGTAAAGAAAATAAAGTCTGAAGTATAAAAGTAATATAGTTACCAGTAATGTATTTTATATCGTTCCTCCTTTTAGTTTTCAATTTTAATTATTTATTGATTATTGTTAGAAGGTATATTAAGTTTTGTGTACCCTCTATAGAGTAATTAAAATTTTAAATGAAAGAAGTGTTTTATTATGATGTATAAAAAGTTAAAAATAATGATTAATGACTTAGTTGACCAAATTCCAGAAAAACATATTAGATACAGCCTATTTAATAAATCTGAAATTAAACAAGAGTATATCGACCAGGTTAAAAATAATGATTATGAGTGTATGTTTAATTATTTACATTCTTTAAACATTAATACTAATTCATTGTTAAAACTTATAATCAAAACTAGATTAAGAAAAGAAGGTGAAATGTAATGGTAAAAGTAATATTTATCAATGGAACTGTAAAAGAATATAATAGAAGATATTTTCAGGATATTATAATAAATTATTTCCGCAGGTCCATCTTTACATGGAAATTCATTTAGGTTACATAGTTATTGTTAGAATACATACTCAAATGTATGTATTCAATAGAGTAACTAAGTTACTTTAAAATTAAAAATTGATAAACGAAAGGATGATAAAATAATGAAAACTATAAAAAAAGAAGATATGGTAAAGGATATAGTAGCAGGAAGAAAAAATGCTTGTGAGGAATCAAAAGCTATAATTGATTTTATAGCAACAACTTTTAAGGACAATCCTAGAAATTTAACATTAAAGGAGATACAAGACAATCAAGCTAGGATATTTACTTTGAATAAACAAGCTAAACTTCCTATTGAAGCTAATAAGAAAAAACTTAAAAAATCAGACAAGAAAAATCCAAAGGATAAAGTAGAAGAGGTTGCAGAAAAAATAGTTAATATAATAGATGCTAAAAAACCTATTGAAACTAGTACTAAGGTATTAAAGAAAGTGGATAAGAAAGAGGATAAAAAGGACACTAAAAAACTACATAAGAATAAAGACAACAAAATAACTTTAAAAGTCAAAGAAGTTCCACAAATTTTCCCACCTCACTTTGAGAATAAAGAAATTGGGAAGTTTCAATTAAGAAGTGATATTAAAAGTATTAAAGATTTATACAAAGAAATAGAAGACGGAAAGGAACTTTATATTTGTACCTATTGGAATAAAACAGACCTTAAAAAATATACTTATGACCCATTAAGTATAAATAAAGAGGATATTCCAGAATTTGAACTTGACCTAGATATTATGTCAATTATGTTTTGTAGTGAAGAAGGTAAGGTTGTTTATGGGGTAAGTTTATATACTGAAGTAAACTCCGCTTTCCTTCCTCATGGTTTTAAAACAGACGAAAAAACAGGTTGTAGATATACAAATGGAATGGAATATCAGGTTTATGAGCTTGTATCAGAAAAAAAGTAGTTATTGTTAGAATGTATTCTAAGGAGTACATTCTATAGAGTAACTAAGGTTACTACTTTAAAATTAAAAATTAGGGGGAAATAAAAATGATGAATAAAAATGATTTAATAAATGATTTTATAAGTGGAGAAACTAAAGGTAAGGCTAGTAATTTATATATTGAAGGTGATAAACTTGTCAATTATAGTACTGTAATTGCTTTTAGGTGTAGTACTTCAGGTCATTCTGATATTATACTTGTAAATACTGATTATTACAGTATGACAACTAGGCAAAATCAATGCAATATAATTAGGTCTATGTACTATGGTTATAAAATACCTGATGAAAAAGCTTTTTATAGAACTATGAGTTATTTAAAAACATATGGTTTTACACCAGAACTAAAAGAACAACTTGAAATGTTATCATTAAATATTAGTATGGCAGAGGGTAGAAAAGAGGATAGACCTAAAGGAGTAACAAAGAAAATGGCAGGAGAGAATTTAATGAAAAGAATAGAAGAGTTTAGAAAGTTTTTAATAACACCTAAAGAGGAAATAGAATCTAAGGAAGTAGCTATTACAGAGTAATAAACATTGTATAGAGTGCATATAATATGTATTATACGCACTCAATAGAGTGTTTAACACTTAATAAAGTTTTGGAGGTAATAAAATGAAGGATAAATATGAAAACTACGGAGACATAAACCCATTAGTATATGGAGGACAGTGGATTAAACAAACAGGGGAAAGTGAATATGACATTATTACTTTACAAATAGATGAGGATAATGGAAACTATTATTTAGGTGGATGCTTATTAGATATAACGGATACCTGGATAAATAAAAAAAGTGTAGAAGATAATATGGACACTATTAAAGATAATAAACTTTATGCACTTAATGTTGTTGGTTATTATGGGGTAGAGAACTGCGGTGGTAGTATAGAAACTTTAAAAACACAGGAAGAAGTAATAGAAAGATTAAATGATATGGGAATAACTGAATTGGGAGAATTGGAGTAAACATTGTTAGAGAATACACAGCACTTAGGTGTATTCTGTATAGAGTGTTTATACATTCAAAAGTTTAAGGAGGGGTATAAATGGATGCTAAAATTATGGATGAAAAATTGGATAAATGCATTGAAGAAGCAGGAAAGGATGAAGTTATCAGGAGTTTATTTTACTGGTTAGATGAGTCAGATAGGGAGGAATTTTTGGATGCATTTATGATTAATTGGAATATACCTGATAAGGACTTTGAAATAGAGGGGGAGGAATAAAAATGGAAGGTAGTTTTACATATACAGTTAACAAGGATATAGTATCTTTAATAGATGCTACTACTATGAATAAGGTATCAATTAATATTGATACCCTTCAAGCAACTTTAAATGAGATTAAAATTAAGAAGTTTACTGACTATTTTATGAATTCTAATAAGAATTTAATTGACTTAATTAGGGAAACTCTTTTAGAAGGACTTATACCTTATTATAGATATGATATTTTAGGTTGTTTTGATGTACGTTCTATAAAAGGTAAATCCATAAAAGTTGTGGATATTACTAATAAAGTTACTTATATACCAAAGAAGGAATTTACTATTAAGGATTACCCAAAACAAAACTTTTATTTTAAAGTATATGAAGATGCTGTGGAAGATGTAAGGGAGGATTTATAATGACTATTAATGAACTTGTTAACGCTCTATATAAGAATAATTTAAACGCCTTTACTTTCGGCGTTTATTATTTTAATCATAAGTATACAATGAGTTTAAAAGGTTCTTATCCTGAAGAGTATGCACCACTTCTAGGTTTTATTGGTGGTAATTCTAATATTAATTATACTAAAAAGGAGATTGAGGATGAAATAATAGAAATGCAAGTATGTAGTGTATGTTATATAAATAAGGAGGAATTAAAAAAATGAATATTAAAGAATACGTCGGGGAAAATAAGAACTTTAAGGAGACTTATATCAAATTAATTAATGAAATAGGATTTACTAGATTATATAACTTGTTACCAGAAAAAAGAAAGGAGGTTTTAATAAAGAAGTATAAAAAGGATAAAAACTTAAATAATATTCAAATAAAAAGTTGGGATAATAAACAACCTTATATAAAACCCTTGTTAAAAAACTTAGGAATTAATTGTATTTGTGTTTCTGATATTGTATGCCTGTTAAAAGAAACCGCTATATTATATATTAAATATTGTACCTGGACTGAATCTTGTATTAAGGTTACTCATGGATTAAGTAATCAGGAAGAAGATGAAATTGCAGGTAAGTTCTTTAATGAATATTTAGGTGAGCCTGTTTCATCCCTTACCATATTACAATTAAGTAAAGTTTATAATAATGATTTTAGATAATTATTTTAGTAACCTTGTTACATACCTTTTATATAGCACCTTTTTATAGGTGCTTTTTTTATTGCCTATTACATAAAAAGAAAACCGTTATATAGTTAACTCTATACAGCGGTTTCTTTTTTTTAAGTTATAGGAGAGACTATTACACTATGTTATTTACAGGCACTTATTATACTACTCTTTATATACCTTTATGTCAAACGCCTTTCTATATATGCCTTTCTATTACCCTTCTATATAACACATATACAGGACCTTATATGTAGTACCTTATATACATTTTATATCATGTTATTATATCAATCATATAGCACTATATAAGACACTTATATATGATTACTATATAAGTATACCTATATGTATATAAACAATGTTATATCATGCAATATGATTGATATAATAACATATAACTATATAACAACTATATAATACAATATACAATTACAATATAACTAATGTATATAAGAATGTAATAAACAAATAACAAACAAAACAATATAATAATAAATATAAAATATAATCATATAATATAATCAATAAAGTAATAACCTATGTTGCTATGTTGGCTATTCATGCATGAATAAGAATAGAAAGAGCGGGAATATTCAACTTAAAAGAAAGATGCAAGAACGAAAGATATATAAAAAGAATGTTACTTTTAATTTATGCATTATATATACTATATATCTGAAAAATGAATCATGGTAACTTAATTATGCAAGGATAGTTGCCATGCAAACGGTTCTACAATGACCCCACCCTTAAACAGGGGTAGCATGATATAGGCATTGCACCTACTGCCACACAAGTGCGATATAAAAATAAGGTTAGTATGTGTTTTTCTTTTATTAATTTATACTATTATTTAGTTACTGGCAAACATATGCGGAATATTTTTATAGGTATGCATGGTTTAATTTTCAATAGTGCCATACACTTGGAAAGTAAATTTTAGGTATACATATGTTTTTAATTAGTGCTTTATATATATATATATATATATGAATGATTTTTTAAGTATAGTAAGAGAAAAATTAATAATTACTTCTGCTACTATTAACTTAAATAAGGTTACTTAAAAATATTCTGGAGAAAAATAAAACATAAAAACACAGGAGTGTTACTTACTTATAAATTTCGTAGTCGTTTGAAACGTCCACAAATATATTATAAAAAAATCATTGAAATTAGCTTAGTTAAATACTAAAACACATAAATATACCTAAAATAACTTAGGATAACTAAAAGTAACCTATATGGTTAAATAAATAACATCTAAATAACATATCTTTACCCCACTTGTATACTATTCAGAGTTTAATTTAAAAATAATTGAAAAATTTAATAAAAAGTACTTGACAAAACACTACAAATAGTGTATTTTTTCTATTACCTACATAATATATAATATATAATATATGCTATATAATATTATTTATTATTATGTGTATAATAGGAACATTTCTTTTAGGACATAAATCAAAGATTTATTGTTCACTTCGTTCACGTACTCACTAGCGTTCGTACTTTACATTTAAATAAATGAGTTATTAAATTTTAATTGTTTGACCTTAACACTTAAACATTTTATAATCTAACCATGCTTTAATTTAATAACGTTTTAATAAAAATAAGGAGGGGAAAGTATGGTTAAATTATTAAAAGTGAAAAGATGGGTAAAAGAACATGATATTAAGTTATCTATAGATGAACCAGATTGTTTAATGGGATATTTTGATAATGATATTGCATTTAGTATTGAACCTGCACTATCACTAAAGAAAAACTTTACGCATTTTAAATTAAAAATTGGTAATACTAATTTTGATTGTACAAGTCAGCAGTGTATAATTCATGCACTTAACGGTTACTATTTATCTATTTTAAAATCTCAATCAAAACCAATTAATGTTTTAATAGATACCTGTACTAATTTAAAAGACGAAAAGCAGTTTAGATTTAGTGCTACTATTCCAGAAGAAAAAGACGTAGAATATTTATTAAGATTTATGAAAAGCAGATGGAATGTAAACTGTAAATGGGTTAAAGAACATCCTACAGATGCTAACAAAACAAACACAGATGATGAATAAACTTAGGTTAATACTAAATTGGAGTAATTGTATTATTAATTAATAAAGGGTGTTAAATTATTATGTATGAAGTACCTGCAAAATGTATTAATTGTGACCACTGTGAACCAGAAGGGATAGGTTGGAGTTGTACTCCAGAATGTATGCTTTATAAAGAAAAATGTGATGTTGCTTCGGGTTATTGTGATGTAAATAATAAAAGAGGTGATAAGTAATGTTTAATGTTATAGAAAAGAATACTGGTAAAGTTACTACAGTATATACAACACAGATAATAGAACCAAGTAACGTAACTATATTTTTAGTTTGGATTGGTAGGTGGAAATGGATTCCTTGTTCAGAGTATATAAACCAGTATTATAAACTAGTATAAAATAAGGAGGGGTTAGTAATGAAATTTGATTTTAAAGTGGAATTTGACCCAGTATTAGATAAAAACGGAGAGAAGAAAGTTAAAGTAATGTTTGATGATACAAGTAATGCCTTTAATGGTTTACCTGATAATTATCATAATAATTCTGTTTATGCTACTATTGATTTAGATGTATGTCATAGAGTTTTAACTGTAAATGATGGAGAACATGAGATTATGGAACTTATGAATAATCAAGTAATAACTATAGAAGAATATAAGGAGTATAAACCAATATTAGATAAAAGTTTTGAAGTATTACAAAAATTCTTATTACGAGCAGATGAATTAATAGAAAAGAATAAAAGTTGGCTGACACATGAATCTGCTTATTCTGGATTTAAGTATGAAACACCTAAAGAAGAAAATAAAGAAAAGTATACACAAAGATTGCAAGGATGTTTAAATTGTTGTTTCTTTAAAGATGATTATGAAAATGCTAAAGTAATTGATATTAATACTAAAACTAATAAAGTAACTTTAGAGGTGAAATGTCATATGATGTATAACTGTCCTAAAGTAACACATGAATTTCCTAGATAGAAGGTGACATTATTAATACTGATTTAGTAACTGGACTTAAAAACATATTGAAATTAATAGGTATTCCTACAGATTTTATTTTAGATATACGAAAGCAAAGTAAATCATATTGGGGAAGATATGACCCTAATAAGAAAGAAGTTATTGTTTATTCCCCACATGATACTGATTCTACAGTGGAATGGTGGGAAGAAGCAGTAATACATGAAAGTATTCATCACTATCAATATTATCATACTAAATATACAAGAAAGAGAGGTGTAATGCATGACCCAAAGTTTAAAGCATTATTCCAAACATTTAAAAGTAAGTTTGAAAGGATGCTCACTAATACCAAGTTTAAAGAAACTGTGGAATATATTGAACGAAACCTTATTTAGATTAATACTTCTATTAACCTTTTTGGGGTTTGTACCATTAATAATATATATCTATTATCATGTTGTTTATTTTAGTCCATTTCATGTTATTATTGGTATAATTGTATTGTTAACAATGATGAAATTAAATAAAGGGGTGCAAAAATAATGGAACAAGCAAAAAGTACTAGTTTTATTGGAAGTATAGTTGATATGCCATTGGATAAATTTAAAGATAGTTACAATACTTCTAATAGAACTCAAAATGATTTAAAGATATTACATGATATATTAGTTAAAGCATATCAAGCAACTACTTTTCAAAAAGATAAAGTTTTTAAGCTAAAAATAACTAAAGAAGCAAAAGGAGATAAGAAAGATTTAGATAGAATAAAAAGATGTCTAAGTAATCTATATTCCTATCTTCAAGTAATAGAGAATAAGGTTGTTTTCCTTGATTCTCTAATCAAAAAGTAACTGTTTGACATTAGATTTGATACTTGTTATAGTATTAAGTGTTCAAGAGATAACAAACAAAAATTAATATAAAAATTAAAGGAGAGATTAATATGAAAAAAACAGTAGTAAACTTTACAAAAGAACAACAAGAGGTAATTGATGAAGCAGTTAAACAGATGGTGGATGTAATAGCTGAAGCAGTAGCAGGTGGAATTGAAGAAAAAATTTCAACTAAGAAACCTAGTAAGAAATTAGATAAGAAAGCAGTTAAAGATGGAGAACCAGACGAAGAAGAATCAGAAGATGCAGAAGAAGAAACAACTTATACTAAGAAAGATTTAGAAGCAATGCAGTATTCTGACCTTAAAGCTTTAGCGAAAGAATCTGGTGTAAGTGCAAAGGGAACAAAGAAAGATTTAGTTGATAGAATTTTAGAAGCAGTTTCAGATGAAGAAGAAATAGAAGATGAAGACGAGGAAGAATCAGAAGAAGTTGAAGATAAAAAAGGTAAGAATAAGAAAGTAGTAGATATTAAAAAAGGTGCTAAGAAATTAGGCAAAAAAGCTGAAGATGAAGAAAAAGACGAAGAGGAAGAATCAGAGGAAACAGAAGAAGCTGAAGAAGAGGAAACAGATGATGGACTTTATGAACAAGTTGAAGCAGCTGTAGAAGATATGGACATTAAAGAACTCAAAGCTTATTGTAAGGAGAATGAGATTTCAGATAAAGGAAAAAGAACAGCTTTAATTGCTAAGTTAGTAGAAGCAGTAAAAGCAGGTAAGATTGACCTTGAAGATGACAGTGAGGAAGAATCAGAGGATGAAAGTGAGGAAGATGAATCTTTTGAAGATTGGTTGGCTACATTCTTAGATGAAATGGAAGGTAGCAAAAAGAGAAAGAGTGTTGCTAAGAAGTTATCAAGCAAGATAGCTAAACAGTATGATGATGAAAAGCTTACAGATAAAACAATAGTTAAATTCCTTAAAGGTTATGATGAAGAAACAGCATGGGATAAAGAAGATGCAGAAGACAATTTAGAAGAGTATATTGCAGTTAAATGTAACTTGATAGATGATGACGGAAAAGAACATGAGTTATCAGATGCATACCAGGTTGGTGAAGATTATTATTGCTGTGGTGAACCTCTTAAAGAAGTAGATGACCAATTAGTTTGTGAGAAGTGCGGAGAAAGTTACGAAATGGAGTAAAAATATTAGCAGGGGTTAATCCCTGCTTTTATTATATAGATAATTATAAGGAGGATGTTAAAAGTGGATATAGAAGTAAAAAGACAAAGAGGTTTTGAATTTGTTTCACCAAAAGAACTAGAAAGAAGTTATGATTGGGAAGAAGAATATACAAAGAAAACAGGAATAGAAGTGTATAATTTAGCAGATAATCATGTTGGAAACTTTAATACTAATGGTGAAAAGTTACCTTTCCGAAAAACAAAAGGTAGTAGTGGGTATGATTTTTATTTACCTACTCATTTTATGTTTGTGCATCCTAAAGAAACAGTAATGCTTGTTACTGGTATTAGAGCTTATATGCAGGAAGATGAAGAACTTAAATTGTATATAAGAAGTAGTGTCGGTTTACAAGGACTAATGATTGCAGATATAGTTCCTAAAATTGATTCAGATTATTATTACAGTGAAAATGAAGGTAATATAATGATACCTTTTTATAATTATAGTAATGAAATGCTAAAATTTAATAGAGGTGATAGACTAGTGCAAGGTAGTTTTTATAATTATCTTGTAAGTGATAATGGAAACGGTAATCAAGAAAGAAAAGGTGGATTTGGTTCTACAGGGAGGTAAATATAATGAGTTGTATTTATTATGAAAGTTCTATCTGTAAAGATTATGATGGTTATTGTGATAATTGTCCTGTATATAAAAAGACATTAAAAGAACAACCAGAAATGACATTAGACATAGCTATAAATAGTGGAAAAGAGTTTACTAATGATTTAATAGCTTATACAGTAGAAGGTCAAAAGTGGTTTAAGAATTCACATGAACTACTAAAGTATATGTTTAGTAAATATGATGATGCTAAACAGATAGATAGTATTTTGGGGAGTAATAAGTGGAAAATAAGGGAGGATAAATAAAATGAAATGTAGAGAATTAATTGAAAAGGCACGGATGGAGACATAAAAAAGATAATTATGGTGTTAAATTATTAACTGGAACATTAAAAGATTTAGGAGAAGAATTAAGGAATTTTAAAAATACTGAAGTAAAAATGCTGAAATAGATATTTTAGTTTTAGAAAGTTGGTGATTAAACTGCAAAAGGGAAAGTTACTTAGCATATCTTTATTGACAGGACTTTTTCTTTCCCTGTCTACAGTAAGTGTTGTTACAGATTTAAAAGCAGTACCTAAACATAAACATATTGTTACTAAAAAAATACTTACTAAAAAGATTAATAAACCTCCAATACAGAAGATAAAACCTCAAAAAGAATGGGTTACTGTTAGATTATCCTATTATACTAACAGTATATCTGATTGTGGTAAAACAGATGGAATAACAGCTAGTGGAGTATCCATTAAATCTGGAATGTGTGCAGCCCCTAAAGAATATTCTTTTGGTACACAATTTCATTTAGAGAATGGAAAAGTATTAGAGGTTCAAGATACAGGTGGAGCAATAAAAATAAGAAATGGGGTAGTGTGGTTAGATGTATTTGTACCTAATGCTAGTGAAGAATATATAAAGTCATTAGGAGTACAAATAATGAAAGCATATATCGAGAGGTGATTAAATTGGATAAAATAATACCTAAAGACTTTGTAACTAAATTGCATGATGAAACAGAATTAAACTTTAATCGGGCAGAAGGATTAGTAACTTTTATACTTAATTATAATGGTGATTTAGATTTAGCTTATACTATTTTAAAAGAACAAGGTTTATATGCTTTTAATTTTTATGTATCAGGTTTAAGAATAGCATACTATGATTCAATAACTAAAATGGAGAAATTGGAGGATGTATCAAAATGAGTAGATTAAGAATAATGATTGGATTACCTAGAAGTGGAAAGACAACATGGGTAAATAGTAATAAGGAAGAAAATGAAGTAGTTGTTTCAGCAGATACTTTGAGAGAATTAATCTATGGACAAAGATGGTTTAAAGAAGGTGAACCATATGTTTGGTCAGTAAGAGGAACAATACTTCATATGTTAATGTTACAGGGTGTGAATATCATAATAGATGAAACTAACATATTAATTAGAAATAGAAGTGTATTAAGAAAATTTGCAAAGAAATATGGTTATGTTGTGGAGTATATTTATGTTGCTACTTCCAAAGAAAAATGTATAGAAAGAGCTAAAGAAACAGAAAGGGAAGATTTAATACCTATAATAGAAAGAATGGAACATCAATGGAATACAGCAGAATACATTTCTATAAAAGAGAGTAATGAAATAAATAAATGCATAGAAATAATAAATGAGGTATCCAAATGAATATTAAAGTTAGAAATAAAAAGGTAAATAAAAAAGGGGAAATAATTTCTTGTGACTTCATTGATTTAGACACTGGAGAATTAATTTCTCCTTTATTCTCTAAATATAAATCTATTGAAGATTATAAAAGAGCTAATGTAAGATTTATAACTCCTATGTGTGCAAAAGAATATCAGGATGAAGATATGTTAAATGAAATGCTAGATAGTGAGGATTATATGCAAGAGGAAAAGTTGGATGGAACAAGAGCAACTATGCATATAGGAAGTCAATATTCAAGAATATTTAGTAGAAGAATATCTAAAAAGACAGGATGGTTCGTTGAAAATAGTGATTCTTTACCTCAATTAAGAGAAGTAGCATTACCAGAATTTAATGATACTATTATTGATGGAGAAATGAGAATTGACGGAAAAGATTTTAAAGAAGTAGAAAGTACATTAAATTGTTTATGGAATACTGCAATATTAAGACAACTTGATTGGGGTTTTATAACTCTGCATACTTTTGATGTTATTTATTATAAAGGTGTTTTTGTTGGTCATATGCCTTTATATAAAAGAAAAGAATTACTTAAAAAAGTAGTAACTGCTATAGATAGTAAATATGTTAAAGAAGTTCCTTATACCAAAAATATTGTAAAGAAACTTTCAATTAATTTTTTGAAAACTTTAGAGCCTTTATACACTAGAGATAAAATGGGTTTTAAAATAAAATACCCTAATTTATATAAACTTCTAAATACTATGTTGAGTTATGAAGTTTTAGCTGAATATACTACTTTAGATAAAAGAGCTTACCATGAATATATAATAGCTTGTGGGGGAGAAGGAACAATGTTAAAAAGTATTTATGGTAAGTATCATTTTAAAAGAGGTAGAGAATATACAAAGTGGAAGAAACATATAACTAGAGAATGTATTATTATTGGCTTTGCATCCCCTACCCATTTTTATAAAATAACTGGTAAGAGTAAAACATGGGATTACTGGGAAAATGAAAAATATAATAATATTATGACAGAAAAAACAATGACTTTTAAAAAAGCAAATAAATTGGGTTTAATACCTATAACAAAGTCTTGGTATAAAAGTTGGGTAGAAAAAATAAGATTTGGGGTAATAATAACAAAAGAAGAATTAAACACATGGGAGAAAATAAATAAAGGTAAAAAGAAAGCAACATTAGAATATATTAATAATCAAATAGTATTAGAAGTAGGACAATGTGCAGGAATGAATGAAGTACAGAAAGAATTTTATTCAGAACATCAAAAAGATACTATTGGATTAGTAATAGAAGTAGAAGCAAATGAAATATTTAATGATACAGGTTTTCTTAGGCATCCACGTTATGTGAAAAGAAGAATTGACAAATATATGGAAGATTGCACATGGTATAATCATATGAACCAATAAACAAAAAGGGATAAAGGGTTAAAACTATGAAAATTTAAAAATTTGTTCTGAAAATGATTGGGATTGTACTAGGTGTGGACATATTAAAAAATATAAAACGTTACAAGAATTACAGGATAAAGCAAATAAAAATTCGGAACAGGAATGTAGGGATAAAGTAATAGCTTTGAGTAAAGAAATACATGAATTATTACAAGCATATAAAAGTGTATCTCCATATATTGAGGATGATGATAAATTGCATATGACTTATTATATTATTATGACAGGTGCTATACATGATAAGGTAGAAGAAATACAAAAGAATTTAAAAAGTATCAATAATTTAACAAATAGTTAAAGAAAGTGGCATATTTTAAGTTTCATAGCATAATATATAATATAAGAAAGAAAAAATGAAAAGGGAGATTGATATTATGTTATCACTAGATTTTAAATGTAGTTTTACTTACTTTCATGTAGAGTATTTTGGAAATGAAATACTTCATTTTTACAGACAAACAGCTTTTAAGAAGAACAAATTTATGTTCGATTTACCACTTAAAGATATAAATTGGGATTACCTAAAGTTACTTGAACACAACTACATTAAGTTTAGCACCAAAAAACCTATATTGGTTGGTAAAGTATTTCCTACTAAGTATCAAAGATTTATGATTCGCAGACCAATACCAATAGAGAACAGAGATTCATGGTATGACTTGTATAGAGTGTTTGAAGAAAGAAAAGTAATAATGCAATATAAATGCACTTGTTTAGATTGTGGGGCAACCTGGAAGTATGGATATGATGAAGCGGAACAAGTAGAAAGTGATAGACACAAACAGAACTTTAAATCAACTTTTGAAATGGCTTTTATACCATTAATGGCTATTCCAGATAAATATATAAGAAACTTAAATAAGTGTCCCAGATGTGGAAGTCAAAATATAAAAAAAGAAAATGAAAGAATAAGTAAAGTGGAGTTTTAAAACTCCACTCTTTTTTTATACCCTTTTTTAGCATATAATAAGGTATAGGTCATAAGATGGGAGGGATAAATATTAGAGCATTTAAATTAATAAAAAACTTAATAAGTAACTTAGTAGTAATAGTATTAGCAACAGGGAGAATAGCTACTTCTACTTTAGTAGAGAGCATATTTAAATTTTGTGAATTGTATTCGGGAATAAAAATGTATCCGTATGAAGCACAGTTCGGAAAAAGAATAATAAGAGCTTTATTAGATAATGACGGTGATGAACTAACAGCTTTATTTGCTAGGCAGATGGGTAAATAAAATTTCTTCTAAAAATTTATTATATACAAGTTGTCCCAGTTGACGTAAAATAATATTGAGGTGAATATTATGTTAAGTCAGGAACAACAATCTAAATTAGAGTTAGCTGTGCAAGATTATATAAATAATGAGAATAAAAGTGCTAGACAGATAGCTAGAGAATATGGATTTTCTAAAGATAGAATAACAAATATTTTGAATAGTAGAGGTTTAATGAGAAAGAAAAAGGATAATTCTTTTGATTATAATTATTTTAATACTATAGATACAGAGGAAAAAGCTTACTGGTTGGGATTTATATATGCAGATGGATGTGTATGGTCTAAAGAAAATTGTCTTGAAATAGTTATACAGTATAAGGATTATGAGCATTTAGTTAAATTTAAAAATATGATTAATTTTAAAGGTGATATAAAAACTAAATGGGTAACATTAAACGAAAAAAGATATAAAGCTTGTAGAATTAGATTATTTCATAAACAATTAAAACAGGACTTAGTAAATCAAGGGGTTAAACCTAGAAAGTCTTTAAGAGTTGTATTTCCTAGTATCTTTAGAAGTGATTTAATTAGACATTTTATTAGAGGATATTTTGATGGTAATGGTAGTGTAATATTTAATAAAGACAGTACTATAGGAATTAGTATCAGTAGTACAAAACCTTTTTTAGTATCTATTCAAAATAAATTTATTAAATATGCTAAAGTATCTAAGGTTAAAATATATGATGATAAAAGAAGTCAAATTAAATCTTATAGAAAAAATGATAGTCAAGCACTTAAAATATTACATTATTTATATGATGACAGTAATTTATATTTAGATAGAAAGTATAATAAATTCATGAAGTTTGCCCGAGGGAGCAAAATCGGTAGAGCATATCCTGAAAGGGAGATTCGTAGTACCGAGGTAACTAAAGAAATTAAAGAATCTTTAGAACCGTAACGCATAGTGGTTGAACCTGTACTTACAGACTATAATACCACCACGAGTGTTCCCCACAGAGGACTTGTCAACCTCTCCTAGCCTATGTAAGAGCATAGGGTGAGAATGTATGCTAGGCTGAAGTGGAATTGACCACTTGATGAAAATGAGGGAAACCTCCAGAGTGTAGGATAAAAAGCCTACAGTTAATAACATCCGAAAACAGAAACAGTAGCTACTATCATAGGTGGTTTAATGATTATACTGCCTGTACTAGCAAATATGCCTATGTTTGCAAATGACCCTAGATTTGAAATGTACAAAGATGGTTTATGGGTAGGAATTTTTGCTCCATCATTAAAGCAATCTACCAATACTTATAGAAGAATGAAATCCAGGTTACAATGTAAAACAGCAAAAGCAGTATTAAGTGACCCTGATTTTAATTTAGGATTTGATACTAGTAATGGACAAACTGTATCTTTAACAAATGGTTCATATGCTACAGCAATTTCAGCTTCAGACCAAAGTAACATAGAAGGAGATTCCTATAAGTTAATTATATGTGAAGAGTGCCAGGATATAAGTGATTTTAAAATTGAGAAATCAATAAGTCCTATGGGTTCAGCATATAACGCTTGTGTAATTAAAATTGGAACACCTTCTACTTGTAAGGGAGATTTTTATAATTCCATAGAAAGAAATAAAACGGATTATGAAAAAGGTGACTTGAAGTTAAAAGCACATTTTGAATATGACTATAAAGTAGGAGCTAAATACAATCCTAAGTATGCTAAATATGTTCAGAAACAAATGTATCGTTTGGGAGAATTTTCGGATGCTTTTCAAATGTCATATGCTCTTAAATGGATACTTAGTAGAGGTATGTTTGTTGATGTAAATTTCTTAGAAAAGAATAATGGTTTACCAGAAGAAAGTAGAGTAAATTCAAGTGATTTACCTTGTAGTGTAGGTATTGATGTAGCTAAAAGTTCAGATGATACAGTAGTTTCTCCTGTAGCTGTAGATTGGGATAATCCAGTTATAGTTGAAGAAGCTATAAATGATTATCAGGAAAAAGAAAGTTATGAAGCCTATAATACACAGTTACTTGATTGGTTAGATATTCAAGGGGAAGATTATGATAGTCAGTATTATACTATTATGGATTACTTAAAGAACTTTAATGTTAAAAGAATAATGATAGACGCAACTAAAGAAGAAAGTTTTTGTGATAGATTTAAAGCAAATTTACCACATATAGAAGTAGTAGCTTGTAAATTTAGTTCACAATTTAAATCTGATATGTATAAATATTTAGATAGTGAAATAAAAACAGGAAGATTTAAATTCCCTATGGATAAAGCAACTAAACAAACTAGAGAGTATCAGAAATTTATACAACAGTTTGGGGAACTACAAAAAGAATGGAAAGGTCAATTAATGGTTTGTGCTCACCCACCTGTTAGAAATGCACATGATGACTTTTGTTTATCACTTAAAACTGAAATACTTACAAAACGAGGATTCTTAAAATATAATGAATTAAAAGAAACAGATTTGGTGGCTAAAGTAATAAATAATAAAATAACCTATGTAAAACCAAACAAAATTATATTTAAGAAATATTCGGGTGTAATGTATAGATATATGTCTAAGGATTTATGTCTGGAAGTAACTAAAAATCATAAAATGCTTATTTTAAATAATAGACAAAATAATAAACAACAGGTTTATTTAGCACAGGAGTTGGCTCATTTAAAATCTAAAACTTTAAGGAGTGGATATAGTATACCTGTTGCACCTAAACAAGAGAAGCAAGATTTTAAGGTTTCTGATAATATTATTAAATTAATAGGATGGGTTATAACAGAAGGATGGTTAAATTATGATAAGAAAAATAATACTTATAGATATTCTATTAGTCAATCTTTAAAGAATAGTTATGAAGAAATACAAACTGTAGTAGATTCTTTTGGTTTTGAACCTTATGTTTATACTAGAAAAGATAAAGTACATTATTGGACATTCCATGTATCTGAAAATTCTTTATTTGATGATATCTTAAAGCAAGGGGTTCATAGAATACCTAGATTATGGTTAAATGAACC